ATTTACATCTCCATTACAGGAAAAAGTCCCATCAGGATTTTGTATCCACTTTTGTTCTTTCTTTAAACGTTCAATTGTCTGTTTAATACGTTCTTGATGTTCCTCTTTCGAGATCGGCTGGAATGCCGAATCGAAATCATCTTCCTCGTAGATGTGGATTAAGTTTTCGAATAATTGATAATACATTATTTCATGATCTTTAACAGGACTTTAGGCTTATCAGTTGTAATGAATTCAAAAATAACAGCGTCCTTAACTTCTTTAGTTTCAGTATGCCAATACCCTGCTTTTTGAAGTCCTTCCGCAACAAGATTAGCTATATCTTCGGGATGATCAATCGTAACTTCTTCATTGATGGATTCTTTGATAAGTGAAATGGCTTTAGGTACTAATACCATTTTAAGATACACCATCTTAACATCTTCATCAGGATCAAGTTTAGAAGGATCGACAAAATCTTCCAATGAACTAAGAGCATCAATCATTTCATCATCTGTGGGCCATTCATTAGGAATCTTACCTGATTCAACTGCATCTCGAACAGCTTTGTTATCGTCTGGAGTAAGTTCTTCCATCTCACCCACTAGCTCAAGAACACCTTCAGTTAATGTTTTAATTACTTTCTCTTCATTGTCATCTTTGTTAGGGACTTTACCTTCTTTAACAACCTTCTCGACTAATTCAGAAGAACAAAATGTACATTTACTTTCATTACTCCGAAATGTCTTAAAACAGGCATTACAAAGATAAAGATCAGACTTCTTATTTTCTTTAGCCGCAGCTTTAGGCTTGGGATTTTGTGTATCTTTATCCGGAACTTCTTTCCAAGTCTTGTCATTTTTGAGCTTCGGCTTTGCTTTAGGACCATTTAACTCCTGGTCAGAATAGTCTTCCATACCAATTTCTTCAGGAGTATTTTCGGGTTTTTTATCAGCAGGAGTCTGTTGTGGAACTTCAATAAGCTCGATCTTTGTTTCTTCAATATCTAATCCAGCTTTCTTAAAAGCGTCATCCTCTCGCATTATATTAAGCAATCCCGTGAATTCCATGTTTTACTCCTTTTCTTCCAAGTCATCAATAAGTTCAACCTTCTCACCATTCATGTCTGACCAGAAAGTTGACCCTCCTTTACCCTCCCAATCGATCAAATCCTTGCATCGATCATATACCTGTCCACCACGACACCAAAAGGCTACTTCATGTCGACGACCTTTCTTGGCTCGTGGTTGCAAAGCTAAAGGATGCAGACAGGCAAATCGCATATTAAGCAACTTTTGCACTGAATCCGCAACACATTTTTCATCAAGGATCTCATCCAGGATCGCTAATGCACGTTTATCCTTTGGCAACACCTTTGCACCATTGGCAACAGCTGCATTAAATAACCTTTCCACCCCAGTTGCTGGCATTTTATCAGAATATGATCCTAAAATCCTTAACAAGCGTTTAAACAATTTAAGATCTTTAGCTTCTAAAATCCTTTTAGCTTTACTCATTGGTATTTTCCTCATTTCCACAAATATCATTAATGCTTTCAATCAATGCTTCAATTGTTGCTTGCGTTTGTCCTAATGTTGGATAAAATATGTTCTGAATTCGTTTTAATCCAACAACAGATTCTTCAACTTGATCTACAACAAACGGATCATCAACTTGTATTGATAATTGATGCTGAAGATCATAGTCAACTTGAGCTTCAAATATCATATCAACATCTCCCATTTGTGAGAGATATCGACAAGCAGCTAAGCATTTGCCAGGAAGAACCTTTTCATTGATTTCATTATCGAGAATTTGAGATTCAAGAATATCCAATTTTCCTAAATCCTCCTCCTCATTCTCAATTAAATCTTCGAGTAAAGAATTAACTGCATTTTCCATGTTTCCTAATAGGACTGTGGGATCTGATGCAGTGAGATTCTCTTTGAGATCAAAACATTGTATCCATCGAGTTGCTATTGTGTTAAGAGCTTGTAGAATAGGCTTTTGGAAATGTTCGACAATTGCATCTCTTAATCGTTCTTTACGAGATTCGAAAACATCTTCATCTTGATCCGAATCCAATAATGGATATGATAAATCAAGATATGAATTCTCATCTAATTGCCCATCAAACATAGAATTAAAAGAAGCCCAATGTTCATGAGGAACATGAATTTGGAGTTGGTCCTCAAAGCAGACTGTCCGCATTTTGTCTCCTTCAAGGATTTCAATGTTCCATTTGTTCTTTTGACGTTTGAGATCACCCAATGTAGCCTTGACTGCTCCCATTTGAGATGGAAGGAAAGAAATAGCACTCATTGTAGTTGTCTCGTCTTTGCGAAGCGATTCGCCCATATTTGTTGAGAGATCATAGAAATTCATTTTAGGTTCCTTTTTGCCAAACAGTTATAGGTTCCATTCGACCAGCATAACAATTTTTCTTTGGATATTTACCTTCATATTCCGAACTAACATTTAAACTGATCTTTTTTATCCAAGGTTGAATATGAGATAAAATTTCGTCTTTATGTTGTTCCCATGCAATTTTAGCAGCTTCTGATCGTTTTCCAATTGGAGCTTTAATTTTCCACATACCTAAATGACTAACATGTCCAATTTCTTTCGGCCACATTTCTTTAGGAAAATATTCCTTTGATACATACACAACATATGTTGCTAATTTCTCTTCTTGAAGAGATTCATGGAATTGTGCTGCTAAACTTGGAGCATGAACTTCTTCTCCTCTGAGATACGCTGACAAATCAGATGATGATCGAAGAGGTATAGAATCCCCTGTTCTATCAATCCACAAACTTGTTGAATCATGTAATTTTGCTATTTCCTGCAATGCTATGATCTGTTGTTGAGTTGGTTTTTGATTAAAATCTAAATGCAATTCACCTTTATCAATATCTGAACTTACGCGGATCATCCCTGTATTTTTAGCTACACCATACCCATATGTATGAGGTAATAATATGTCGAAATGAGCACATTTAACCCATAGTATGGTACCATCATTAAGAATCCACAATTTTACAACGTGTTCACCAGGAAAAGTCGATTTTGTCATCAATTGTTTTTGAGTTGCCGGAGGAAACTTAGCTTTAAACCCTTGCTGCAGTTCTGGTAATTCGTCAGATTCCTGGATGGATTCATTTGCAGCCTTTTGACATTCCTTTTGATATTTTTGACGAACCAATACAGTCCATGTCCAAGGCACAGGTTCAATTAATTCATAAGCTGTTTGGTAATCTGTATCAGACCATTTGTATCCTTTAGCAAGTTTTTTTACTTCAGGAAAAATCATTTCTATTTCTATTCGTTTTGGTTTAAATCCCTCTTCTTTTAAAATGTTTTTAAGTTGAATCATTTGCTTTGTAGTTGGTTCTTCATATAGATTTAAAACCAAATCAGTTTCACCATATGTTCGAAATTGTAATGCGGTTTTTTCAAAGTATTTACGATGAACTTCACCTGTACTTAATATTTCTGATCTACCATCTGAAAACACAACCCCTGCAGTTTCAAGTAATTGTTTTTTTGATTCATGGAATTGTGCTGCTAAACTTCGCACATTTCGACCCATTGCTAAAATACTTCTTAATTCTTCTGGCCAATTATCATCTATTGGTTCAATAGATCCTTCCATATATGGGGGATTCAATCTTTGAACAATCATACATTGAATTGGTTCATGCCAACCATTTATTAATTTATTAACAGCAATAACTTGCTCTTTTGTTAAAATACCTCGAGTCCGAACAACAATAGTAGCTTTATTATCGTATACCCAAGCTGGGTATATGCGATATTCTAAAGCTTGTAGTTCCAGAAAACTAGCATCATCATCTACATAGTCAGCATGTTCTTTTCTTGGGTCATTTTCAAAAATACGACCATCAGGAAATACAAAACCTGACTTACCAAGATCTCGACCTTTGGCCGTTTCCTCAGTAATGGATTCAACTTTCTTCTTACCAAGAGCAATTCCTGCCGCTTTGAATCTCGCAGCTGTTTCTTTAGCTTTCCGTTCTGCCTTTTCAATTACGTCATTATAGAACTTCTTGATCCAATTTGCCATTGTACCTTTATAGAATGGCAAAACTTTCATTAGATTCTGAAGATGCTTGCAGTATGCTCCATACTTTTTCGGATTTCGAATATCAGGTGATCGATTTTCAGGCTCACCATACTTAGCTCTATACTTGTCTTGGGAAAGGATATAGTCTCCTCCCCAATAAAGTTGTGCTGGACAGGAGCATGATAATTCAATATCACCATTACTAAACATCTTAGCAGCTAATTTCTTAAGATCCACTTTATTGAGTTTCTTATTCCAATTTCTCCGATCCGCAACAAGACGTTCCAAATCTGGACCAACATTCTTCCATTTAACAACTGCATCATACCAAAGATCATCTTCAGTTGCTGAATGAATTCGAAACTCCCATTTATCCTTTTCCATATTATGCAACCGTATTCCCCCCTTGGCTGCAACTCCTGGAACTTTCTTAGGATTAGAATAGAAATCTGGGAATAGTCGAGTTATGGATTGTTGTTTCTTTTTAAGCTGAGAAAGATTAGCTTCTTGTATTTCAGATTCATATGCTGGTTGGTTCAGAAATTCTGGTCCATCTTCAAGAGCCATTTTAAGCCGATTTGTATCAGTTACATCCACTGTTGCATAACCACCCTGGACCAAACTCAAATCTATAGATACACTATATAGTTTGTATTTATTAATCAATGTCATCACTGATTTTATCTGCTTAGGATTCAAAGTCCCACCAGTGTCAAGGGATATAGATTCATTTGGCACGATTCGTCCACGGATACCACCTGATCTTAAAAACAATCGTTGCAATTCATATGCCTCATCCTCTTGAGAAGTAAAACGCACAGCCTTTAACTTTTTCCAATCCTTGCCCGCAATCGTCGCAGCATGCCAAGCTGGCACAACAACTACGGATCCATCATTAAGTATCAGAAACTTAAGAAATTGATCTTCACCAGCACCCGTCCAAAGACTATTGGGTATGTCAAAAGATATTTGTTCACGTCCCTTAATCTCAGCCTGTAGAGGAGTCAAGGCCATTGGATTAGTACGGATCTTTGTGGCAACAGCTTCATCAACAGATTCATGAAACTGTGCTGCTAAGGATTTTTGTTTTACTTTTCCAGTTAAAATAGCAGGCAACTCTTTAGAAGATTTAATATTAAATGTTGTGCCAATATGTTCTAATACTACGGTTTTTGTATTATGCAAATCACATAATTTTTGCAACCATTTAATCTGTTCAATTGTAGGTTGTTTTTCAAAATCAATATACATCGTTTTATTTTCGGTTGAAGCTATTCGAATTGCACCAGAGACAATCAGTTCGTCAATATCAGAACCAGCGTCATATGCTGTTGAATAATGGATATCATCTACAAATATTGGTGTTCCATCATTTAACAGCCAAAATTTTACTAAATAGCTTTCAGTAGTAGCATGAGTAAAAAGCTCTGATTTCTTTGCAGGTCCAAAATGCTTTACTAAATTCTGTTGAACTTTAGGCAAAGCAGTTTCATTAACAAGAGAAACTTTCTTCTTGTCTTCTTTGAACAAATCTTTCGCATCATGAAAAATGCTATCAAACATTAACCATTAACTCCTCATTCTTGAATTGGTAAAATCGCATTATGGTTTCCCAATACACGATAATTAATTACTTTACCTGTGTCTGTCAAATAGACTTTTTCTATTGCAATTCCCCAACCTTTTGAATCTTCCTTTAAACCCTGCAAGATTTCCGATTTCAACTCTTTGCGAGCACTAGTTACAAGCTCCTGCAATGTCTTCTCAGCTATGAAGTCATGTATCACACCCAATGCTAAGGTCTGTATATTTTTGTCGTGATCAAAGTTCTTAAACAATGCTTTCTTAGCAGATGTAAGATGATAACGCAATGCTCCAGAAATTATGACTTCTTGCCCATCTCTTGTCCAAGCAGATTGTGCTGGAAGATCTACAATTTGAGTTTTAACTTTTACCTTCTCAGCATTTTGGACTAAAAACCAAATTATGTGCCAACCAGGCATTAATTCTTTTACCCAGACACCCCCATCTATATTGTCACGATTCCAAGGCCAACCATTCCATAATTTAGGTGTAACACGAACCCCCAACTCATCAGGATTGATTATCCATAAACGAGGAATCACAGACAATATTTTATCCAGAAGTTGATACAGCCAATCCATTGGTTCTCTTTCTCAATTATGACTTATTGACGTCTGTGGAAGCAAACCCAGCGGCCTTCTTTTGCTAATTTCTCTTGCAATTCTTTAACCTCTTGTTTTCCCTCTGACATTAAAGCTTGTCCGTCAAGATTTAATCCGGCAGCAACAGTCTTCCGTAACGTATTACCTTCAATTTGTTTTACCAATGCTTTTGTATAATACAATATCCAATCATTAATATGTTGGCTGTCAATATCATCGGTTGGAATAATCCTCTTTGTTCCTAACACATACAATGCTGTCGTACCTGTTGGAACATTTCGACAATATAGATAACCACCTTCAGTTGGATCATCATGATTTTCTTCAAAATACCAACGGAAATTAGCTCCTACATAAATATTAAATGTCTTAAAGGCTTCAGTTGCCATAATTAGATCGGTACGAATATTATCCAATACAGCAATGCCTGCAAGAGACCAAGTTGGATATTCGTTCCAAATCCAGTTAGAATTCTTGTTAGGATATATTTGTACAACAGACTTGAATTGTTCCGACAATTGAACTCTCGTTTGTCCGGGTGCATATGTAACCATTTGTGAGATTTTGTATGCGGAATGTGTATTCCAATATCGAACAGCATTATCTATCTGTTGTTCAATTGTAGCATCAGGAGTAGCAAGGGTAAGAGGTTCAAACTCCGCTTTTATCCAAGCAACATATTTAGATTTATCGTCTAATATTGACAAAGCAGCCATTAAGATTTCCTCTTGCAATTTGTATATTGATGGAAATTACCTGGAGCAGGAACAGAAGGAACTTCATCTGTTGGTTCATTATCTTCTTCTGCTTCTGCCATTGCTGGTTCCAAAGAAACAGCATTATATGTTTTTAACCATTCTTCCATAAGTTCTTTAGCTCGAATATGGTGGTAATAAGAAGGATCCTCTTCATAGTAAGGTAGAGCAACTTTTTGCATCTCATGTATGGCTTCCCCATTTATGTTTTGCACATCTAATTGCCCAACTTTTTTGAATATAGCTGGTTGTAATATCCAATGCTCTTCTGTTACTTCTGCATCAAATACACCTGTTGCTGGAACTGCAGGAGCATGAGTTGTATAAACATATATTGTGTTGGGAAAAGAAAAGCCAACTACACCCGCAACTAAACATCCTGCTAATGATGGTGAAACACATATACGTGGAGTATCTGGTTCCCCTTGACAAGACGATGTTGGTTCTCTGGGAAGAAATTTAACTTCAGGACCAAAGTCTGTGGTCGATATATGATACCAAGTTCGTTCTTCTTGTTCCCGCAAATTCAATAGGGATTCACATAATTGATGATACTTTGATATCATTTTAGTTAATCCTTTGTAAATCCAGACAACGGTATTTCATTACCATTCTCATCAAATAGAATATGTTCGTTGGGATTGTCTTTCCAAGCTGAAATACACATTGTTCCATTAGCTGTTGGAGGAGGATACAATATGGGAATTATTTTCTGTTCAGGAATATCATCATCTACTAAATCAATGACACCTATTTTGATGAGATCTTCTAAAACTTGCTCACATTTGAATATAGCAACAAACACCTGATCTTTAAACAGATAGTGTTCTTCGATTCCAGTGTTTAATGTTTGATCAATTAATGATCGAACTTTAGCTTCTACCATCATTTTAATTTTCCAAGATAAAAAAGAAGGGGTGGAGTTTGGCACATCCGTGTTAACTGGAATCCATTCCCTCCACCCCATTGGGGCTAAGTTACTTAGTTGTCAGATTACGATCCTAACACATACCCACTTGCCAGGTTTTGAATCGCACCAGCACAGAACAGCCCAGCGTTGATCGTCTTGAAGGCTGCAGACGACATGAAGCCTTTCTGAGAGATCAAATCACTGGTAGTCAGTGTTGGCGTTGCGAACAGCGGAATATATGGACAGTAAATGAAACCTGCATGCATATAGTCCGGTCCACGGAAACCTAACGTGTAGTTATTGGTCGATTTGAACGGATTCTGGATAACAGTTACCTGATTGTCCAGGACACCAATCTTAATCGGACCAGTCGGAATTTGGACCGTAGGAGCAGGAGCAAAATGATCCTTGCCCAGCTGCTTGATAACTCGAGCAACATTGTTTCCACAAACCATGAAAGTCGCGATACCTCTCTTGGTCTTATCGAAGATGTTGTTCGAGCCTTCTTGGATACGATCCAGGAATTCCAGTTTCTTGAACACCCAAGCTTCACCCTGCGAAGGACGAGCATCCCAAGTCGTTGGAGCAGTTGCAGCATCACTTGATGCCGCAGCAGTATCAATATAGTCCAATCCACGTTGATCAATTGTGAACTTGATTTCCCCACCCAAATACTTCACAAGTTCACTCTCGAGATCAATACCGTGAGCCTTCTTAAGATCGATCTCTGCACCCAGCGACCATTTCGCTCTCAGAGGGAAATCCTGGGCAGTAACAGCCGACTGTGAAACCTCGATGTTCGCCTCGGGCACACCATCCAGATTGCCGTATGCATCAGCCGGAAGATCATACTGATAGTCATAACTAATCAGGATTGTTGATCCAGAGGTTGATCCGGAAACTGTAAAGGCGTACACACCGGCCGCAGTAATGCTCCCTGTACCAGTAATGTAATCACCAGTGATGTTACCATCCTCATCTGACGTACCCAGTTCAGTGTAAGTTGAGCTAACCTTCTGCTCAATCACAACATTTTCCAGGTTAATCAGGCCAGGAGCAAACGAGCAAGTTCCAGACTTCGAACCATCGCCAGCACCAGACACCGTTTCACGCTCAACGTGAGCAATCGCATACCGACGCTCAGATTGACTTTCCGGATGTCCTGTCGTTGAAGACAACATGGTTCCACCTGAACTAACTTCACCCTTGCTGGTACCATACTTAACATCCAGATAGAACACAGCCGCAATTCTACGATCAATTGCCTGAACGATAGAAACTTCATTCAGCACAAGTGTCGGCAGCAATGCAGCAATGACCGGCAGCTGAATACCCAAGAAGCTGATATTGTCTTCAGTTGTAGTCTCGAACAGACGACTGTTCTGCTTCACGCCACATTCGAGGATGGCATTGTACAGACACTGAGCAACGTTTCGCTTCTCGTGCAGGGTAATAGGACGATTGTGCTCTTCGAGCATGTACTTCTCAACAGATGCCAGAAGGGGTTTAATCTTGGGATGTTCCATGAGGGAATCCCGAGCAGCATCCATCTTCCGCATTTCATTTTGAATCATTTCTTGCAGCTTCATCTTTATAATCTCCTTATTATGTCCAAGACTTTAGAAATCCTTTTACTAATTTGTCAGACGCAGATTGTTCTGCATCGACTATCACGGTTTCTTGGATTTTGACCTCCTTGATCTTCTCCGGATGAAGTGCACCCCGACGAGCAACACCAATAATCTTCTCCAAGAGACTATCTACATCATGAAGTGTTTCACAATCTTCGAGAAGTGCTCGAGTATTGGTATCAACCTTCAATCGCAGATGAGCCAAACGAGAATCGAAGTACTCAGCAAGTACCTCGTTACGTCCTGTTAATTTAGCATTGTTTGCAGTTTCAACTAATTCAGCTTGATGTGATTTATGGTATTCATCAAGCTTTGATTCAGCAATTGTTTTAGCTTCTTGCAACTGTTTAGTTGTCGAAGCCGCATCAGCTGCTTTTGTTTCTAGCATTGTTCGAAGACCATTAACTTCGGCTTCAGCAGTTTCTTGAATCTTCTTAATCCTATCTTGCAACATTCGAACTTGTAATTCAGAATGTTCAGATTCCTCTAATTCCTCGATTAACTTTTCACATTCTGCACGAGCAGTTGCTTCTGCTATTTTAAGATTAGTTAATTGTGATTTGATATCAGAGGATTCATTTTCTTTAGTCTTTACTTCACCACGATGTGACTTACCTGACTTATCATAGCAATAGCGAACATATTCATCTTTCTTTAATCCATGTTCCTTGTCACCTGATACTGTTCGAACTCGACCACCTTGGTCAACACATTTGTTGAATTCTTCATCTTCTTGAACTTCTTCGGACTCGGCAACTGAGGACTTTAATTTTTTCAAAGCATCCAATGCTTCATTTTCTGTATCAAACCAACCAGCTACAATTTTATCGCGATTCAAATTTATAACAGCAAATTTCTGTGCTTTTTGCTGTGAAACAATGTCATATTGATCTGATGGGTAACCGGAATAATCTTCTTCCTCTTTTAGCTTTGATTCAGATTCTTCAACTGACTCCATGGGAAGTTCTTTTTCTTCCTCTTCCTCTGGAGTTTCCAATCCCATTTCGCCAGGAGCTAATTCTGGTTCTTCGAGAGGCATTTCTTCTTCAGGAGCAACCATATCACCAGCAAGAACCCCACCTTCTTCTCCCGGAGGAACTTCCGGAGTTGGACTAACACTTACATTAATCCCGGCACTATTCTGGATTGTAGTATTTCCAGCTAAGTCACCCGAAACTTGAATATTAGTTTGCTGACCTTTATCTTCAATATTAACAGAAATATTAGATTCATCAACCTTTAAGGATTCCAGCAGCTTAACTGCAAATGCTCTGTCTCCAGCCTTCATATGTTTGTTTTCTAACTCTCTCTGAAGAGTTTGTGCAACATTCATGCGAACATCAAGAGGTTCCACACCATATGTCGAAGGATCTGCTGTAAAATCAGTTGTTTTATATTGATATGATTCTGGAACAACTCGTTGGACCTTAACACCTTCACCTAACTCAACCTCTTCCAGATCACCTTCTGCTCTTGTAGACATTCCAACTTTGGATCCTGCTCTTAATAGACAATCAACAATTCGACCAGTTGGAGTATCAACTATATCTACAGTTTGATAAACTTTGTTGGATGCTTCATCTATCCACATCTTATGAATAATGTGGGATGTTTCTCGGAGATCTGATTGGGTCTCCATCGGATGTTCAGCATGCCCAAATAGACAGCGATCCGCAAGCTTCTGTTGGAGTTCAGAATCTGAAAGAACTTTTTCCCAAACTTCCTTATCATACACTCGACCATTTGCATTCTTTTCACCTAAATTACAAATGCAATAGGTTGCCCGAGACAATACACTTTCAGGAAGGTTATTTCGATCAGATTCGACTAATTGAACATTAGCTTTTAAGCTTTCTATTAGCTTCATGCTATAGCATCCTCTATCCTTAGTTAATAAAATATGGAGCCATTGATTTATCCAATCCGTGATAGGCTCAGGCTCCCCAAGCCGACAATTATCTTTCCTAACTTAAATAAATTATGATATGACTATAAAACGGTGCATATCGGTAGCGAACCACTGTCTGTTTGAATTAGGAATTTCTTTTGACTCAATCAGAATACGATCCTTTTCAACCTTTCGGACCACACCTTCTTCAATCACTGGATAGAAATTACGAGACAGCATGACTTGAACTGTATCATTCTCTTTAATTTCTACATCAACTGGCTTGGTCTTGTTCAATCCTAAGATTAAATTAGCAATTTGAACAGATTCGTCAGATTCTTCAACAACAGGAGCAGTTACAACTTCTTCAACTTTGCTCTCATCAACCTTAGATTCCTTTGCAGCCTTAGAAATCTTAATTGATGGATACTTAGCATGCACTGCGGAAGCAACTTTCTTTTTCATAGTATCTAAACTCCCTGTATACCATTTAGGTGCTGAACTATATTGATTTACACGAGCTAATGCATTGCGAGCTTGTCCAATGTTGTTAATTGGAAAATGATCTTTGTCATCTTTTACTGACTTAGATCCAGCTGGGAATACAACATTGCCACGATTGCGAACTTCTGCTTTAGGATCCTTTTTAGCTTCTTCAACAGTTTCTGATTCTTTCATTTTACATTCATCTTCTTCGTATTCAGCTTCCTCATTATCAATATTAGCGTAATATTCCTCTTCATCCTCACCCTCTTCCTCATCTCCATCTCGTGTATTAACTACAACACGTCGACCATCTGTATTAACCGAAAATTCACCGTTTTCGGCTTCAAACCGTAAATTGTTTTGTACATCAAAAACTCGACCCATACTTTCGGCTTCTTTTCGATCAACTTTCCACATGGATTCAGGAACAATTCCTAAAACACCTGCATCAACCCCATATCGAATACCATCTGATCCTTTATACTCCCCATCACCATACGCTGTGCCTGCAACTGCAAATTTACCTTCAGGAGAATCATACACTCCATCATTAAAATCACATTTATCTCCCCAAAAACCATGATACATCTCATCTTTCATAACATAACAAATATCCCCGAAGTAATACACACCAGGCTCAAATGTTGTTGCAACAACTTCTTCAGGCTTATAGGCTTCTTTGAGATGTGTTTTGTGATTACCAGCTTTTCGATTCTCTTTCATTTCATTGATTTTAGATTCCCGCATCAATGAAACTCCCTTAGGCAACAGAGCATTAACCGCTTTAATATCCTTAACTCCCTTTAATTCAAAACCAGCATCAGTTTGTCGAGCACTTTTAACTAATCTTCGATTAACAATTTGCTGGACAGCTGCAGCAATAGCTTCTACATCTCCAGCTTTTGCATCTGGAGAATCTGGAATGTGATAATTGGCTTCTTCAACAGTTTCTTCTTTTACACATTCCTCAGTTGGCTCGTCAATTTCTTCTTCATGGGTACGATCCCCAGGTTCATCACAAGCACCCTTTTCCATACGATCCAGGTGTGTGTAATATTGAGGATCTTCTGCTAGATGATCCATGGCAATCTCTTTAGCAAGTTCAGGTGTGTTAGTATGTTCTAACTCAACCTTGATTCCCATCTGCAATTGTTCGGGATCAAATTCATCTTCGGCTCGATTGTCTGCTAATCCACCTGAGAGAATGTCTTTGTGATCTTCCTTTACACATTCCTCATCCTCTGATTTACGCATACCTGGCAATCCAGCTTTTCGCCTGGCTGAAGCTTTATATGGACCAGTACCATCTCGTTTGCCTGGAGACTCATAACCTTCGTTCTTCTTGGACTCACCAATCTTAACAATCTTAGTAACCTTTTCCACACCTTTCTTACGAGCCATCATCTGCTTAGCATCATCTTCATCAAATGCTTCGACTCGCATTTTCTTTTCGACACCATCCACAACAAATGTAACTTCATACACGTGTTTGATGACGCCATAGTCTTCTTCTTGTATATTAGATTCTGCTAATTCAATCTCGTCATCTGCTAAATTTAATTCACGTCCATCATCAAATTTAACAAAATAAACACCTTCATCTTCATTATCTTTTCGAATTGAGGTTGCTATCCCAACCTTTCCAACATAATTTTTTGCCCAACGAGGCAATGGTTCATCATGCCCATGCATTTTCTCACCAGTAAACCTAACTCGTTTTCCTCGATAATCAATCCCTTCTTCTTCCATGAGTGTCTTAATTACTTTCTCTTCATTGTCATCTTTGTTAGGGACTTTACCTTCCATTGTTTCTTCCGACATACCAGCAGCTTCTTGAGCTTTCTTCAAGAGCTCTTCCTCTTCAGGCTCCAGCATACCTTTGCTTTTCATCTTCATAAGATGTGTTACTAATTGTGTGGCGAAGTATTTATTACCCTCTTCTTGAGATGCTGGTGCAAAATCTTCACCAAACTCATTGACTTTGGATTCATTAAAATCAGACATATCTAAATCATTTCGAACCTCATAATGAATTAATTTTTGGATGCCTGGGATTACATTGTTTCTTATCTTTTGTTTAACCTCAGATAATTTTTCTTCTACAACATATTCAGTTGACCCTGCACCTGTCGACATGAAATGAAATCCTAATTTTTCTCTCATTATCTTATCGAGAGTTGGGTCTTCATTGAATGCCTCTTCATCAACTGAAATTAAAACAACTGTTTCTTGGACTTTGGATTCATTCTTAGATTCCACCGTCCGCTGTGCAACCAATTCAACATAATCTTGTTCATCAAGATGGGATATGGTTTCCAATGCTAATTCTTTAATACCCTCATCAGTCATGCGACCTTCATTTGCACCAAATAGATGTGCAAAGTCTGCAGTGAATCGATATTCTTTGTCATTGATTCGAAGCTTAATCCTCTTTTCTGTTTCGTCTAAAAGTTCAATATCAAATTCGTTTCCCTTTTCATCCTTGATGAGAGTTTCAGACAATTTCTTTTTCATATCTCCATCCTTAGATTCCATTGGTTTGGTTTTTGGCTTAGCAGGTTCAGTTGGCTCAGGAGCAGGAAGTTCTTCTTCCTCTTCTTCACCACCCATAAACTCTTCAGGCTCTTCCTCTTCAGGTTCAATTTCTTCTTCCTCTTCATCTTCAGGAAGGATGTATTGTAACACAACAGATCTTTCTAATTGTGCAATATCAACTTCTTGGATGACCTTGTCGATAAATGTTTCAACATTTGTTGGATCCAGATCATGTTCCTTAGCTGAATAAACCGGATCTCCTTCTTGATTAACTAATTGGAGATCGGTGACTTCAGCTTCTTCAGATCTGTCAACAACAAGATAATAATGAACATCATCTGTATGTCCAATGTAGATCTTATCGAAATCGATTTCAGCTGGTTCTTCTTCCTCTTCAGGCTCATCGGTTAGCTCAGGATTAGGCTGTTCCTCTTCCCCTGGCGTGATCTCTTTGTCTGCTTTGGGTTGGAAGGCTTTGTCGAATTCTTTGTCCTTTGGATCCTCAGGAGCTTCCATTAAAGTCTTAATTACTTTCTCTTCATTGTCATCTTTGTTAGGGACTTTGCCTTCAGCTTTAACTTTAGCTAAGTTCCTACGGAGAAGTTCAGCTTCTACTTCTCTCTTGTCATGCTCATATGTTTCGTATCGTTTACCTGTAGGATCTTTATATCCTTCATCCATTTCTTTGTAGAAAGCAATTAGTTCTTGATCTCCCATTTCGTAAATGTGACAAACACATTCGTGCATGGGAATATCTCGCATGAAATTATCTTTGTTGTCTACAAATTCGCGAATCCAATCACGCTTCATGAATTAAACTCCATTTTATTCACCATACATATCTTTACCTTTTTTAAATGTGGAAAAAGGCACATTTATACTTTTCAATAACACACTATTGAAATCTTGATTTAAAAGATCATCTTTTTCATTATATATTTCTATGTATGTAGAATCTTTTATATTTGGTAGTGCTAAAATTCCGATTTTCGCATTTCTTGTTAATTTCATAATCTTATATGGTTTTTCGTGAACGCCTCTTTCCCAAAATTCAAGATTAATTTTTAGTGGTTGTTTTAAAATTAAAACATAAAAATAATATCCATGGCGTTGTTTTTCTTCCCAGTATGTCGTATTTAATGACCCCAAACACCATCTTGTTCCACGACAAAACCATTGAGATGCTTTGTAATCAAAGATATTGTAAATACTACAATATTCATTATCAAAAACTAGTTGACTTCCCGCTTCTTGATGCTTTTTAGCTGGAGTTTGTTTTATATCTTTCAAAAGATTTTTTAATTGATCTGCATCAAATTGATAAATGTCGGTTTGTCCAGGTTGTAATAATTTGTGTTTTAGAAATAAATCGAAGTCATTGATTAGCTTAATTACATCTTCTGTTGAAGCACCATTTACAATTTCTCGGGCCATCCATTCTGTATATTTATTAGAATTTGTAAAATCTGCATTAACTATTTCTTCGAATGTTTCCGCATCAATTTTATCAGCATATTTCTTTCGAGCTGATGCATATCCTTCTTCTATTTGACACAACATTTCAAAAAGCTTTTCAAACATAATTAAAACCCAAAAACAGATCCCACCTTAGCCTCAAAAGTGGATTCTACATCATCACTTGCAGCAGGCACACTTCCTGCTTGCAGATAAATCGTGATTTCATAGGTGCTAGAAGGGAAATCTTCAGGAATGATAACAGGATACTGCCCATTCATTTGAGCATCAGACATCTCAATTGCAGAATTAACCCAAGTTGTGTCTATGGCAAAAGCTTCAGCAACTGTATCCCAAATGTAATTATCTGCTCTGCGAACAATTCGAAAATAGTAAGTGTTACCTGTGTAACCTTGAGCATCAAAGAAAATACGATCGATATAAGCATCCATGCAAGATTCTCCTGTTTAAGACATTTTTACAATAGCTAAAATTAAACCAACAATTGCCGAAAGCATTGCGGTGTATGTTGCTATTCTTAAGAGTTTATGTTCATGCAGATGATCATTAACATTGGATATTACAATATCCAATTTAGTTTGTGTGACATTACTTTCCGCACTCAAATTAGATAAATCTTCTTTGATGTCTTTTAACTGAGTTTTAACATCATCCAGTACCACACGATCTTCCTTGTTCATGGATTCTGATCTCCCTCATCATGATGTTGTTTGTTTAACATTGCCTCTAAATTTGCTTTTTCGCGTTGTGTGGATTCTAAATCAAACATAATGTGTTTGACATTGATTCGAAGAAAATCTAAAAGATCATTTAATGTTGTAAAAGAAGGTTCCTTAATTTTACAATCTGCTAAACACCCACATGTTATTTTGAAGATCTCGTCTGCTTTGAATGTCACTTCCAACAATTGTTTCTGTTCTTCTTTAGTCATGGGATGTTTCCCTAATGATTTAGAATATTGCCACTTGAGGAACTTTTTCTTTTAATAACATAGAAATTCTGAGATGTTGTTTTAACACTGTCCTCATAAAATAATCCAACCCATATTCCTAACATATCAAAAACAATATCTAAATAATACAATCCTTGTCCTGCTTCTTGAAGAGTTATTAGTGATGTCCACACAATTGCAGGATTAAGAAATTTACCTTGCACTAATATATTTTCTTGGAAACCCTTGGATCTATAAAAGATTCGGTTGGACCCAAGAGCATATTGCTCAGCCATTAGCTAACCATCGGTGGAGTATCAATTGAAGAGACTTTAGTATCAATAACATCAATTTTAGAATCAATCGTTGTAACATCACCTTGGAGACTATTAACATCATCACCAACACTTTGCATGTTATGAGATCCAACAGAATATCTCTTAACTACTTGTCCTGATCCATCCTGTTTATGAATTAAGACAACCCACTCACCAACATCATCAGGAGTAAATGTACCAACATAAACCCCTGTTGTTCCTCGTTCGGTTAAGGTTACATCTGGGAAGTTAATGATGTCTTTAAGTCCAGTTGGAAGATAGATTTCAGCAATTACAGTTGCTCCTGTTTCTTTGTTTGGGGCCTGATACACAATTGTTGCAGCATTGTTAACTTTAAAATTCTTTTCAGACATAATCACTCTCCTTGTGCTGGTGGATATTTTGTTATAAAATATTGTTGAAGCTTGATCATTTTTCGAAGATGTCTATTAACTCGTTTTAATTCTAAGAATATTAAGAGATCAATTGTTGGTCGTTTTAATTTAGATTTTGAATTACAATTATTCTTATTTTGTTGTGGCATATTAATTGTTTATAAGATTATCTCCTGTTGCAATTCCATCATTAAATATGTTGGGAGATTTATCCTTTTTGTTTTGAGCAAATGTTCCTGTATATTCTGTTCCATTTGCTCCATACCCTATACCATCAACAACATTGGATGCTCCAGGAAGAACATCTGTTCCAGAGAATTCAATTCCACCAGCACCATAGCTAGTCCCAGTTCTTACTTTTCCAACTACAGGAAGTTTTAACATTCCTATCTTTTCGGCGAATTGATAATCCACACCATCCCGAACATCAGCTTCATCGGGATAATCACCATCTTTTGTCCAGGCAAAGTAGACATCACCACTGGCTCTCTTGGCTGTTAGACGAACCCACACAAGTTTAGGAATTGAACCAGTATTCTTATAAGATACGACAACTTCTTGCCACCCTGTTTCGGTTCCACTTACAATATCAGAATCCAATGAAGTGTAACTACTTGATACAATAGGATCGCTTCCCTGGTCAATAATCTCCAATCTTGGAGGATAAGTCGAATGGTCATCTGCAATCTTAATATACCCACGAACTCGCAAAGTCTCCCCAGGCATTATAGTAACTGGTTCCTGATAGAAACCATGAAATGTCGCCGACTCGCAAGTTAATTTTAATCCCTGTGTATATCCTGTAGGAACAGTAATGGTTTCACTCTCCGTAATTCCACCCTTAGAAAGTGTTTTGATAGCAGAAGCCGTACCATCCACTCCATGCCAGAGAACATAACCGTTCGCAAGAGTCCATTCGTTGTTGTAATCAACGAACTCGGTAGCCCCCAAGAGAGATACATCGGTCAATGTGACAAAGGGACACCGGCGAAATGCTGTTGTATCATTGCTTGTGGTGTTCGAGCAGGTGACGGTGCAGTTGTTGAACCCATTGCTATTCCCGCTACTTGTGCCTCCGCTCCAGGTGACGGTGCACGTATGGAATCCATTGCTATTCCCGCTACTTGTGCCGCCAGACCAGATGACTGTGCAAAGATAAAACCCGGTACTATTCCCACTGCCTGTACCTCCAGTCCATGTGACGGAGCAGAGATTGAATGTGTTGGTATTTCCGGCACTTGTGCCATTAGACCATATAACACCACAGGTATGGAATACACTGTTGTTCCCGCTACTTGTACCACCAGACCAAGTAACAGTGGAGTTATGAAACCCTCTTGACCAACCAGAGGCCCATCCGCTCGTCGGACCAACGCCATAATACCCACCATCTACAGTCAATCCCGTACAGGCATCAAACCCAAATCCCTGTCCTGCTGTAGCACAGTACATCCAAGCATCGACTCTGGCATTAACAGCATTAGCAATACACTTTTGAGACGATCCAGACCCACCTATGATCTTAACGTTTCGTGTGGCAAGAGCAATTATACAAGGATAGTTCCCCGCTGTTTTTGCGGCAGTCAATCCAGCCGTAACAGTGATAGTGGAAGCAGCAATTCCCCCAGCAGCAATAACACGAGTTTCATGTTCCTGTGCCTTTTGTAAATCACAAATTGAAACCGTATCACCAGCAGCCCAGATGTCCCCAGTGACATTTGTGTCTACGCTCAATTCAGTCTGACCTATAGCTTCGTCAGCGGACAATCGAATAATAGGATTAGCTGGTTCGGCACAGAGAATCTTAATATCGAGATACGTTCCGTCGATATAACCTGTCGTCATACACTCAATAGTCACTTTACTGGCAAACGGATGTCGAGTATCTCCAGTGGCCCAGGCTCCATCGGAATTGCACAACAATCTGCCTTTGGTGGCAGCATTTGTCCCATTAATAGTAGTTCCTGTTTTGATCTTAAGATGCTTAGTCGTAGCTCCAACATTGAAGAATAACATCCCTGGTGTGGTTGCATGGCTGGTAATAGTCAATCCTGCAATACCATTAGCAAAACCCGATTGATCTACATCGAATTCCACCGAATGACCTGCAGCAATGACAACTGTGTCATTATCAGCAGGGACACCTGTGTCCCAAGTACCGGCAACAGACCACTTACCTGATCCTATAGAAGTTATCGTAGCCATTAAACAACTCCACCTTCCACAGTAATCACCAATTTTCTACGTAAAACTTCGGCAACAAGATCAGCATCTGAGCAATTCATCAAAATCTGAATCACGGGATCAGGCTCAGGAGTATGTGTCAGATCATACCACTGCAATGCATAAGCAATCCAATCATCATCAGTTACATATGTTCCCAACGGAGCGTTCATTGCCGCTGTGCAACCGTCAGCAAAACGAAAATAGGCATAATCTGAATTATTCCAAGTATATCGTCTTATCAGTTCTACAGTCATTTTGCTTCCCCTCTTACATAAAGTTGTATGTTACGTTTCTTTACTTCTGCTACCAATTCATCATCTGTTAACCCAGAAATATTAGTCTTTGGCTCTTCAGGTGTCTTTAATGCCAATTCCCGAAGATTATTAACCACTGATTCTACATCTTTATCCTGACACTTTAGGGGAACTCGACCCAGGACATCATCCTCAATTACAACGTAATGATGATTATTCCAGTCATATGATTTTATGATCTTCATTTAGATCACCTTATTAGATTTTTAGAAACAATCACATCACCAACAACATTAACCAATACAACACAATCTTTGATAACCTTTGGTAGATAAGAATTCGTGATTGCAGTCTTTCTCATTTCACCAAGAATTCTTGTTGTTAAATCAAGTTTGCTCATGTTACCATTCTTCCTCTTCTGGCAACTCATCCTTTTTCATTTTACATTCGACTTCAGGTTCATCTTCTGGACCAACCATTTCTTCTTTTGGCTCTTCCAGATTGCCTTCAAGATTTCCCGAAGCTGCATCAATATTAGCATCAACAGTGTTCATAAGATATGTTTCAATATGTTCTTCTTCAATCTGATCCACCAAAATATGAAACAAATCTATCGTTGCCTCTTTGAATCGATCAAGAGCCTCAAGTCCTTCACCATCATTTGTCAACTCTTCAATCTTATCAAACACTTCTCTTGGAAGATCGCCAGTTTTGTGTTCTGGCTCATCGACCCCCTGGACTGGAGTATCTGGTGTATCCGAAACTGGCGATTCCTCGTCTCGTGCCATTTCTTCTTGAACCACTTTATTTACATTTTCAAACAACTTTTCATAGTTAGCTCTGGTCATCCGTGATCTCCTTTTTGATTTGGTCTACTAAATATATTTGAAAATCCTCTTTTTCGACACCTTGATTTATAAGACTCATTTTCATGCTTTTAACAGCTAATCTAAAATTCTGTTTCTGCTCTTTACACAATCGACTTTCTATTCTACACCAAACTTCTTTGGATAAAGATCCTGTTTCAAATTCCATTTTCTCTTTTCCTCGTTATTAGCTTTTCTTTTGATGGGTCCTTGTTCACCCTGGCAGTACTCACATATCCAGTATTCACTATCTTTCGATAGTGTCATCTCGCTATTACAACTGCCACATTTTGGCGATTTAAACGTTTTCACTTCTATTCTCCTCTTTACTAGCTTTTCGATTTGTTAGCTGGGGTTTTCCATCATCTGATAACATATCTCATTTTGTCTTTCTAACAGTTGAGGCAACAACATTGCATATTCAAAATTACCATGTTCACATTCTATTGCTACATGAGTTATCAGAGATGAATATCCAATTAGCTTTCTAAGATTCGATGTGTGTGTATCATGGATTTCTTTTAATGTTTTAAATACCGATTTGGTTTTCAACTTATTAATTAGGTTTATTAAAAGTTCCTGATTAGAAGGCACATTTTTAACCAGATTTTGAGCTTCATCCAATTTGCCCTCGTTTAATAGATAAATGGATCTATTAAGGATACTGGTTAAGGCTTGATTATGTTTATAAAACTTTTTTAAGTCATTTATTTGGATTTGGAGTTCTAGAGGAGTCATTGATTCTTCCTTGAAGTTAAATATCATTCATTTATTGCGTCCAAAACTTCTAATGCTTGAATAATAACATCAACTTCTTCTTGGCTAATATCTATATGATCGTTAGGACCAAGATTATTGAAATATTGAATTAGTTCTCTCAGATTCATTTTTAGATTTCCTTGATGTCAACTTTGATAGGTTTAAAAAGTGTTCCTTGAAATTGCCATGATGCGTAATTACGTGCTTCAGATTTTGATTTAAATAATGTAGCATAGTATAGTTTATCCCATTGTTTATCAAAATCATCCCAATATAGATTTTTCTTTGTTTTATGTTTTAACACCCAAGCTTTCATTTTTAGACTTCCTTGATTTCGACTTTAACAACTTTAAATGGTTCATTTATTTTAGTGCACACTATTGCAGTAAATGCTTCGCTTTTCGTACAAGATAATAAAGCGTGTGATAAAGGTCCCCAAGCTCTTGCGTAGTCATCCCAGTACAAATTTTTCTTTGGATGATGTTGTTTAATTACCCAAGCTTTCATTTTTTAGATCTCCTTAATATCTGTCAACTTTCGCATTATTAATTTAGAAGTAGACTGAGATTGACGTTCAAGGAGGAAAACTCGTTCTCCTGGACAACATGTTTCTTTTTGATTTTGGAGACCATTTGGAAGAAACAAAGCTCCTATTTCTATTGCATGTAAAGGAAGTTGTTGGAATGTTTCGTAGTCAATGGTATCAAGAGGATCGTCGTTCATTGATCTTTCTCCTTAGTTTGGTTTACTTTAAACCTGTTCCATTGCAGTTTGGGCATGGATCATTACAAGCTGGATCTGGTTCAGGGTGTATACATCCTGTTCCCCGACACCTTGAACAAATAATTGGTGTTTGACCATTTTCTTTTTGTATTGCATTAATGATTGCTTGGCGAATTGAAGATACTGCTCCAAACTGTGTCGTCTCGTGCAATCTTATTCCCCTCCCATTTGACGACCATCGAAAGATGACTTTACCTGTATATTGTGCTTTGCTTAATTGCTCTTGTAACCAATCAAGAAGTTCAGTATCCGAATAATATTCTTTTTGCGACGATTCAATAATGACTACCTCATTATGCTGAGCAGCTGATTTCTGTTGTTGCAAAAGATCTTGAATTAGTTTCTTTTCCAAATATATTGCTCCATTGCCATAAGGTCTTAATCCATAACCAGGAGCAGTTAATTTAAGTTTTTCATCATTAAAATCTTCAACCCCAAAAACAACATCGGCTGGAATACCTAGATGAAAATCCATATCTTGACCATAGAGATAAAGATTTCCTTCTTTAAATTGGATTCGTTTCGGAAATGGATTAAACATTTCTCTAGAAAGAATCTCTTCTTCAAAGTCACTCATTTTTAATCTTTCTCCAATAACATCGCATGTCGATTTTTTATCTCTATCCACTGATCTAACGAGATTCCTCGTTCGGTTCCTTTGCGTCTTTTACGAACTTCTTCATCTGTTGGGATCGGAAGGAAATCCCAAATGATCTCGTATCTTCCGAACAATTCTTGTACATAATCTTCAAAGTACTTTCTATCGTTCTTTGACAAAAAGAATACAGCATCATCTACAGCCACATTATACTGTGCATCCAACCAATTTAATACACACGCAACCATAATTTGGCGAATAGGGTTTTCAAGTTTGGGATCAAATGTGTATTTTTCAAAGAAGATCGTTCGTAAAGCATCAGCTTCGACAAGAACAGCAGGTTGATTATTCTTTATCCATTCACGACATTTAGTTGTCTTACCAGAAGCTGTGGTACCTACAGGAATATAGATTGTCATATCAGTCAGCCTTTTTAAATTCCCATGTTGCAGAGATATTAACCCCACTCCAATCTTCGGGACTATGATTATACATTCCTTGTTCAATTCCAACAGTTACATAGTCCGGAACCAACGCAGCTTGCTTATCAAAACCTGTGCCACTACACCCATGCATTAGAAAGACAAAACCTCCTACTAAAACCAATAGCATGATTTTCATTTTTAACTCCTAATTAGATGTATACCACCACTTCCAACCCAAACAGGTTCAGGCATCCATGTCTTCTGATCATTACACATCATAATGACCGTATCATGTGTCCAGGGTATACACAACGATATATGTCCATTAGAATTTGTGTATTGATGTGTTGGTTGTGTAGATGGATCGATGTAAACCATTTATTCTTCGCCTAACAGATCTTTTAAGGACAATCGAAAATAATCTTGCATTTGATCGATTAGTTCTTCTCTAACTTTTATCCAATTATCCCAAGCTGGATCAAATTCAATTGGTTTAATGTATTCAAAATCATTCATTTTCGTAATGCCTTAAAACACTCAACACAATACTTAACTTGGAAAATACAATCCTCTAAAGCATCATGTGTTGTGACTGAAGTATCTTGTTTCGGTAATCCAGCAAGATCAACTAAAGTTCTAATGTCTCTCGCAGCACGATACGGAAGAGGTTTTATCTTGAACCGCTTTAATGCTTCTTGTATTATAACAAAGTCGAAGGTTGCGTGTGACCAAATCTGTTTTGCATCCTTTACAAATGCTTTAAACTGCCGTAAAGCTTCACAACATTTAACTGGATTATTTAAGAATGTTAGTAGATTACCTTCTTTAGCTTGATTCAACCACCAACAAATTGTTGATCCGTCAAATTCACCAATTTTCTCAGAAACAAAATCCACATTTACAAGGAAGGAGCTTCCTATTTCACCCGTATATCGATCGAAATAGCAAGCTCCTATTTGGATGATGACTGCTTCCGAACCAGAAGACATTGTCTCCAGATCTAACATCAAATCCGTCATTATTACCTCTCTTGTTTCTCACTACACTTTGCGATACCTAAAGCTATTCTATCAATTGGAACAATAAAGCTTAATCCATTGGTTCCTCGATACAACCAAGAAACGATACCAATTAAATCTCCGTTTGAATCAAAAACTGGACCTCCAGAATTTCCTGGATTTGTCGGAGCATCAATTTGAATATACTTTTGCACAGCACCTATCGGATCTGCAACGTCAACATTTAAGCGACTCACAATACCAGATGTAACAGTAAATGTTAGATTAAAAGGCATTCCAACGACAACGATTGTATCTCCAACCTGTGTTGCATTTTGTGGATGTTTAATTTCAACCGGCTCCAAATTCAACCCATCTGGGTCAATCCAAATAATTCCCACATCTGGATTTCGACTTCCTGCATTTGATGTGTATAAGACTTCGCGTTCGACACCATCAGCAAAAACAACCCAAAATCTATTATACGGGCCTGGTGTAACATCATCAACAACATGAGCAGCAGTTAAAATTATTCCATTCGGATCAATAACCACCCCCGATGCACAACACCTAAAATTCTCGCCGGTCAGTGGATTGATTTGGTCATACTCTATGTATACTGTTACAACCGAAGATTTTCGATATTTCGCAACATTCTGAACTGCATTTTCTTTTGCATACAAATAATTTAAACCATAAAAAACATAATCAAATTGTACTTCCGTAACGAGATTTGAATAATGTAAATCTTCCTTAATTGATTCAATCCTCATTGATGTTAAAACTGTGTTTACTGCCAATCCTGCCAACAGAACCACAACCATCCATGTTCGTGCTCTCTTCATCGTACTGCTCCTTAAATTAAATTAATATGGTTTTACTATTGTTTTTGCAGATAAATATCCTTCCTCTGCTTTTCAATTTCAGAATTATATTTAGCAATCCATTCATCACGCTCATCTAACACATTGCCTAACACATTTAAAAGATTACGTGTTGTCCGCTCTTCCTCACTCAACCAATGTTTTAAAACTCCTATAGTAATAAATTCCAGTACAGCAACACCAGCAAGTAAATATAGTCCGAAAGACATTTTCTTTCTCCTAATTAATTTTGATCATTTTCGAAAACATATTAACGTATATCAATGTTCCATTTTCTGTTCTTAAATGCCAAGAATCACCTGTTGCCACTGGAATGTGTAAAACTTCCAAATCAAACTCAGCATCTATATTTTCAAAGAACACATTTACTTTATCACCAATTTGGATTTTATCGGTCATTAAAAGAAACTCCTGCCGTCACACAATTCAACTAAAACATCTCCATGACAAGGCAATGGAGCACACCAACATCCTAATACGTTTCCTTTTAGCTCATGCAAGTCCTGCAATAGAACAGGTTGCTGCAAAATCCATTCTCTGTACTTTTGTATGACTTCTTGTCTTGTTCCATCTTTTCCAATTGTAAATGGATTTCCCCATTTTGAAGGACGACCAATGTAGACATCATATGGCTGTTTTTGACAATGTACCACTTTAGTTGGCATTTTTAATAAACAGTTATTACAACTTTTCGAACTGTCTCGCTAACTGGTTTACAATCTCTAGCTTTTCTGCGAGTAGAATAAAATCTCGCATTGAAAATATTTGATGTATATTCGTAGTCGTCGTTCCAGTCCAAATACTTGCCGTTCTTTTTGGATTTAAGTACCCAACCAGTTTGGGATTTCATGATTTCTCCTCTGCAACAATATTTACTTTATACACATCAATATTTTTAGGAATTATTTGCACAACTCCGGTATCAATTGCAACACAATAAACAACATCATCTCGTAATGTAAGTTTAGTTTCAACATCCTTAAACATATCAATTTGGGATAAATCAATTACCTCTAAACATTGCTGCTTTTCAATTAAGCGAAATGTTTCGCCTATTTCAATTTCACTTGCTTTGCATTTCACTCGATTCTTCAGATGAACTTCCATGATTCTTTTTCTCCTTAGACTTTTTCTTCTTCTTACGATGCTCACAAGTATGACAAAAATCATAATTATTAACGTGTTTACATTGAGAACATGGATCCATCTTCATATATTCTCTTTCTAAAAACACATTAAAGAAAAAACGGAGAAGATGAAATCCTCTCCGTCAAAGCAGGAAGACTATTCCTGCTGAGGCTTGCCTTTTAATTCTCTGTGCTTTACATCATGCATTACAACAGCCGCTGATTCCTTTGCATCTTTTTCAGTACGACCAGCAGCCAGATACATATTTACGATGACTTGCTTAACTTCTTTATCTTCTTTGCCTTCAACTAAAAGCTGTCTTGCTGTTTTGATAACACCACGAACTGCCGTTTGCCTTACTTTAACTGGTTGTTCTTGAATAGTTTCTTCACTCATTTTCATTCTCCTCAATTATAGGTTGTAATTCATCTTTGGAACTATGGTTATTATACTTATCAATTAAATAAAGTAAATGGTTTGCAAAACGTTTAGTTGTTGCTCCATTAAGACAAACCATATCATTAAACGGTGTTCCAGTCCGCAATATTTTCCAAGCCCAACGCAATCTGTCTTTCCAACCCAAACGATTATTACTGTATGGAGCCATTCCCCAAAATGCAATATTTACATGTGGACCACCTGCAATATCTTCATACCATGGATCGTCTTCAGCAACGATTACTAATCCCTCCCCACCACAATCACAAGGGAATACCTTTAATACGGGAAGGGTACCAAATGCACCTTTTGAATCTTTCATTTTCGAAAATCCCTTTCAATCATCAATAATTTCCCCAACATGTTTAATCCTTGATCTTGACATTTTTGACAGAAACAACTTCCCCAAAAATTATCATGCCAATAATTACCTTCTTTTAACAATCCATCCGTTTGAAGCAATAACTCAACTAAGTCCGCATGTTGCTCGAATTTACAATAAACCAATTCAGCCATTACAGATAATTTAATTGCTTCCCAATCTGATCGGATAGGAAGGGTTTTACCTTTTGCTTTAGCCCTTGCTGCTGTAGATAATTGTAAGATAGCATCTGCATAATCTAAATTTTTTGCAGCTTGATATGCATGTTCAACTGTCGGCCATGTTCGTTGCTGCCAAATAATTGGGCTATGATAAAAATTACTTAAAAATCTGTATTCATTTTTGAATTCTAAAATCATTTCAATCGCCAAATAATATACACAAATCCAATTGCATCTATTATCAATTTTGCTGCTAACCAAACTAAAAAGACATAATCTGTGGATTTCATTTCTTCTTCCTAGGTGCTCGAGTTCTTCCACAATAAACTTCGATGTTTAAATGCATACAAAAACCACCACACATGTGTCCATTATCATGTTCTCCCAACGAATCAGCTTGATGTGGAATAGCATGTGGACATTTTAAACATTGCTCGTTATGAAACTTACCTATATACCATTTATACTTTGGTTTGGGATTATGCTTGGTCAAAATCATTCCTTTGATTTATCACGACACCAATTTTTAGACTTCTCTTTCTTCTTGTCTTTAAAGACATTTGTTGGAGGAGGCATTTTACCTCTAGGAAGTTTTGGTTTATTCTTTTTCATAACTCCCCAGGAAAGAATCGAACTTTCATTTTGCGGTTAACAGCCGCACGTTCTACCATTGAACCACCAGGGAAGGTGACCACTGGAATTCGAATCCAGACACCAGGAGCCACAATCCTGTGCTCTAACCAGTTGAGCTATGGCCACAGTGACGGTGAAGAGATTCGAACTCTTACACCCTGAAGGGTATTGGTTCTTGAAACCAATGCGTCTGCCAATTCCACCACACCGTCAAAACTCCTAAGATCTTCACGTCTGCCATATCACTAAGGCTATGTAAAATGTAGTCTACCAAACTCATTTTCCTTACAGACCTTATAAGATATCTTAGGAATTAAATAGCGGTGGATGGATTTGAACCATCGACCTTCTCCTTATGAGGGAGCTAAGCTAACCACTGCTCTACACCGCTAAAATATTGGACCGTGGAGAGACTCGAACTCTCATTCTGAACATTGCAAGTGTTCCGCTTTCCCAATTAAGCTACACGCCCATAAAATTGAATGTTCAGCCCTGACCCATCATACCGGCTTTCTCCGTCGAGCAGCCACGTCGTCGACAACACCTGCCAGGAAGAGGTTGTTCTCATAAACATTCAATTATTTTTAAAGCTCAGCGGGGCAAAACCCTATCAAGCCGTCCAGCGGCACTGAGCTATTATAATGAATCATTTGGCAGGGATTTACACCACTGCATATGGACCGCGTATCGGCTGTTCGATTGTAATAGGATACGGCTGATCAGGCTACCACCCATTACATCCCTGACCCACTTAACCGTTGCAAGCGTCTACTTATTCCGCCACAAATGATTCTATTTTATTCTTCAAACTCATCAACAAATGTATCAAAGTCATCATAATTAAACTTATTCAAAACAGCTTTGATTTTCATCCTTGATTGCTTATTTTGCATCTTACGTTGTGTTGCATTAGGCTTTACACGACTTTCACTATCCACCACGTCATCAAACTGTTCTCTACGAGGTCTGCGATTTGTACTACTCATGTTACTTACCTTTACGTTCCTTTCTCAACAATTGCAAGAATATCATCAAATTCCAACAACAAACACTCACCATCATCCATTTCTAATGTTGTTCCACCTTGTGTAGAAATCAACACCTTATCTCCAACAGCACATGGCTGTGGAGCTTGTACACCTGAAGGATATGTCTTTCCTGGACCAATGGCAAGTACATCTGCTATCGTTCCAAGAATCTTTGCACTTGCCGGAAGAACAATTCCTCCTTCGGTCTTTGTCTTTGGAGGCTCACGTTTTACAATTACTTTATTAAAAGACGGTTTAAATTTCAATTTGCTTTCTCCTTAAAACAATTATTCCATTTCAATTAAAGCATGATTATCTCTCTCACGAAAGAGACGATCCATTGCTTGTGCTCGATTAACAAACTCTGTATTATACTGATGCTTATTCCGAAAATTAATCGAAACTTCTGAATCAACACCATAGCGATGCAACAAAGCTGTGTAATCAATGATGAGATGTCCTGCTGCTTTCATTATGAACCTTTCAAATATATTTCGTTAATCGGAATGGCAGGATTCGAACCTGCGATTACGTGGTCCCAGGCCACGTGGCTTAAACCAAACTAGCCCACATTCCGAATATTATACTTGTTTAAACAATGATTTTTGTTAATTCAATTTCTATATACGGATAATGATTGCACGCTCCAGACTCAAAATAAACCTCATCCCGGCAGAAACAATGTGTAACTTTACAAACTTTCAGACGTTTTCCTCCTCTAGATTCAATCCATTCCCCTTCTCTTGGAACAGCAACAAACCGTTCCGGCCAACATTCCATTCTATATTCATCAAGATTAGTTCGACAACGACCACGAATCATTTTATAATTCTCCTCTCTTAAAATTTTAAAACCGAGCACCCTACTCACTAGATGTTCTGGCGGCACATCATTGCTTTCAGGTGCCTCGAAGCAGAATAGACCTGGTTGGATTTAAACCAACAACGACACCCTTATAAGGGGTGTGCTCTATCGTTGAGCTACAGGTCATTTGACCTACATGGATTTGAACCAGGATCGCACGATTATCGGTCGTGTACTCTACCATTGAGCTATAGGTCACCAACTCCATTAGGATTTGAACCTAAACTGGGAGATTCAAAATCTCCAGTGCTGCCGTTACACTATGGAGTTAAAAATACAGAATGAAAAACACAACCGAATTCTATTCAGGGTTAATTAAAATTTTGCGATTCGTAAACATGTCCCTTATCAACTCTTCTTATTCTCAAAAATATACCAAGACCGCATTTTCGCCCGCACGAACGAGGAATTTGTAACCTTTAAATATTGGCTTTGTTCCTCCTCAGCCTTTCATTCTGTATTAAATTTTCAAAGAAACTAAATAGCCCTGATCAGATTTGAACTGACGTCTTTGGCTTGAAGGGCCAATATCCTAGACCGACTAGAAGACAGGGCCAAAATCAGATTAATTGAATAATCTGTTTAAATATTGAATAAGCTAATTCATCATCTCGTTCTTTTTCCGCTTCAAGCAGTTGATCAAACAAGTGATCAAATTCCTTTTGAGTATCTTGTTCAGTTTTAATTGTTCTTTCTTCCTGTTTATACATATGGAACACATTTACCTCGAAAGGAAATATCCAATTCAACAACTTCATAATCATTACTGGAATTGTAATATCCTAGATGAAAATCCCAAATCAAAGGTGTATGTTTGAAATATCTAACACATTCCAAACAACCATTTACCAACAAACCATACCACATTTTACCATCCCTTTGCAGATTGAAAATTAGGGGCTACAACAAGTAGCCCCATCTTCTTGGAATCCAGGCCCATGTTGAGATCATGAATGACATCTCCATGGCTGGCTCATACTTATATTATAGCTTATAATCAGAGAAACCAAAATGGAAAATTATAAAATTACACTTTCTTTTCTTCTGCTATTTCAGTTACACAAGCATCACCATATTTATCCATCCAGGTTAGATAATCTCGCTGCTCCAAGAAATTGATGTCAATTGGATTCTCAGCCGGATTATCAATTATCATTATACGTTCATTCAATTTGTCCTTGGTATCTTCAGTAACATGTGAAGACATTACAGCTGGTAGGCATGCATACACATCAGTATTGAATCTACCTTCATTTAATCTTGGACATCTTCGCACTTTAGCCTCAATAATTGTAGTGGCGTCAAAATCATCTTCTACACTAGAAATTAATCGAATTGGTTTCTTTTCTTCTTCTTTTTTAACTGGTGGAACAGCCGGAACGGGACCACCAGCTGGGGGCACGGCTCCAGGTTGTTCCATTGGAGGCATTGCCTCAGCAGCAGCTTTTGCTGCAGCAGCTTCTGCCTCTTTAGCAATAACATCTTTGGATTTGTAAAAATCTTCGATACGAAAATCTTCTAATCGCAGGATCTTATCATTATAATACTCAAACACCTTTTCGGGATCCAATTTACGTCCACTAACTTTCTTTAGCGTCGACATAAATGATCCTAATGTTTTCAATCCAGTTTCCAAACCTTTGCGAATTGCATTTTCTTCTGCGGTAGAAGTTTCTGCCATTTGAATTTGGAACAATTGTGGATCTGGATCCATCCCTTTATATGCAAGATGGATCTGACACATACGAACTAAACCATTAATTAGTGCTCTTTGGATTCTTCTCGCAGATCTAGCAAATCGAATACCTAACTGTTCAATTGCTTCGGATCCTAATGATCCTGTTGCCTCTTTTACATAACCACCTAACAATGATGGTGGCGTTGCCAATGCTGTCGCTAATTGATTTCGAAGATTATCAATATCAACAATCCAACGAATGTCAGCTTCCCCACCAACTTTCTCATAAGTAAGATCATTAATATCACCCCAAACAGGAATGAATATATCTTCGATAGCAGAGATAGATGAATTCTTCGAATCGAAAGACGCTGAACCTTCTCTTGTATCAATAGCTCTTGCTCTTGTTATAAGAGTTGCATATTGATCCATAAGAGACGAAACAGCTTCCATATTTGTACCATCAACTTTATACTTCCAGATGTATTTGATAATACCTCTTGTAACACGAGCAAGTAACAAACTATCTTCTGCTAAGCGAAGTCGTTTGTATGATGGCAAGGCATTAAGGAGCAATGATGTCCCATATCGTGTTGTCACTTGTCTTGTTTCAGATGTTGTGATAAGATTAACACTTCTCATCTCCGAATATTGATTTTCAGCAAATCGAGAACGTCTCTTAATACCACCCAACAATCTCATGTGTACATATTTCCAAGGTGGAATTAATGTGTTCTTCTCTGTAGATTGATTACCCGAAAAACCTTGCAACGATTTATAAAACCCTACGAGTATACCTTCATATTCAACACGAGAAGTATTCATGGGATGTTCTGCATCATTAATAGAAACGATACCTAATCCCGGCATACCATTTAATTCAATAAACAAATCACCATATGCAGCCAATGTAAAGGCCCAATCATGAATCCTTTCTTCTATCGAAATCCTGTCAAACAGATCATTTAATTCCCGCTGGTAGGTTTCCGAATCAGCTTGCACCCAGCAAGTCGCACCATGAATTGGAGAAAATGGTGTACTTGTTCCGGCGTATAATTCTATAGCAGGACCCACCATCCAATGGGTAATTGCCCGTTCAACTTCCTGGTAAATATTCCACCGATCCCAACTAATTTCAATATCTGCATTAATTGACCGTTGAACCATTTCCGCAGTGATACCTGCTTTTTTGATCATGCGGATAACTTCTTCGGTAGCATTTTCGCCTTTGACTACCTCAGTCGGAATCATCGGAGGTTTGGGTGTGAGATCAGGAAGAAGTGAATTAAATGGGTTTTGGGTATAAGGCATGTTCAGATTCCCTTCTTAAGAAATATCCTCAAAATTTACGAGATAACTGTTCTTAATTAAATAAATGTTTTTAAATTATACATCGGATCAAAACAATATGACCTCAACAGACACATTATTCCTTTTAGCTAAATCAATTGTTGATTTAGTACCTTTTGATTTACCATCCCAGAATGCTAAAATGAAATCTGAATCTAACACAATCAACTGATTTCTTAAGAAACCAGCAGATTTTCCAAATGTTTTCCAATCAGGAAGATGTATTGTTTTTCCAAGATTGTTTTCGTTGGCAAATAGTTCGGCTAATTGATCTGCTCCTTTAGCTCCTCCTGATATTAAATGGAAGGGTATTAACAGCGTTAAATAACTTTCTAAAAGAGAATAGTTATTGAAACTCCTAGATCCAACAACCCCAATCTTAGGGATTTCCATCAACTCTTATTCCTGTGTTGGGGATCACTTGGATGGCTCTGTCATCCCAACATTCGATCATAAGATAATCTTTTTGATATGTTACTTCAAGTGGAGGCAATCCATATTTCTTACACCAAGCATGGATAATTCGAATATCAAAATCTGGTTGGGAAGCTCGGGCAGTAAATATCTTGACTCGTTTGCCTTCTGCTAACATATTCTTAACACGTGAAAGCATCAAAGGCACAGCTTCACCAATATGGTGTGAACCTCGCCATTCATCATAATACGCTAACGTACCATCCAAATCAATTGCAATCCAACCTTTATCCATTATTTAATTCCTTAATATATTTGCTTTTGAATACTTTCAAATTGTTTATATACTGCAGGTTTCATACAAGCCTTAATCAACTCATCTGTATTTTTCGGGGGCATTAACCAATCAAAATGAGCAGTCTGTAAAAAGGCTATCATTAATGTCCACTCATTATAACTTGGAGCTATATTTAGCATTTAAACCTCTCTCAAAAATTGCGGAAGTGAACCCACAATCCAAAAACAGTTTCGTTTTCCTTTAAACAATTCAGGATCATCTAACATCCATACAAAAACTTTCGCTTCATAATGGGGGTGAAGTTCAGTCCCATCAGGCAAAAACGCTTCCACTTGCTCTTCATATTTCCAACCATCTGTATATGCATCAACATAATGGAATGGGATATTCCACAAATCCAATCCAGACAGTATTGATAAGGTTGCAAGTCTTTCTCGGATCTTCTTTTCTCGATTTGGTGCTGTTCCAATTAACCAAACATCCTTAACTTGTTTATTATACTTTTTTAATCCATATAAAATGCCTGTAGATGTGATTCCAGATCCACAGTCAATTACCAAATTATCTAAATCATCTGGAAGATTCTTTACCTGATTTGCAGTTACATCATAAAATGCTTCCACATAATTTGTGTTCTGGCAATTAACACCATACTCCAAAAAGAAATCACCTGGAAGCATTTCTTTCTTACCACACGATTGCAATACGTTTGATCTTCCAGAAGGAGCTAATTTAATTTCTGCTCCGAAATGCTTCACCAATCGTGGCATATGGTGTTTCTGGTGCTGCGGTGTCCCATACCATACAATGCATGGGAGATCATAATATCGGGCAACAGCAGCTGCCACAGGAGCTTGTGCGGATAAAACAGAGCACCCAGTAATAATTCGTTTGTATCCTTCTTTGACAATTAAAGAAAGTAAGAGGCATCCTTGCCTAAGTTTGCCTCCATTAAGGATGTCACTGCCAAAAGGGGAATACAAATCATCACGTTTATAATAAACCCCAGCCATTTCCTGCACAGGAGTTAGATCATAAACTTGGAGATCTTGGAGAGATTTGGACATGTCAAAAATAGTAGAGATCGACAGGTGTAACAAGATCATCTAAGTACATATATTCTAGTGAACCTCTTAGATCAAATTTTGTTTTAGGCACTACCAAAACAGCATACTCTTCTTCATCCTTAATATAAATTGCTCTTCGACGTCCAATACGAAATGCATCTCCCATCATCAAATCACCGAACGGAACTTTCTTTGTTCTTGCCATGATCTTTCTCCTACTCATACATTTTAAAAATTTCACCTGTTACCATATTTACTTGATAGTGTTTTCCAGACCCAGGAACAGTCATTTCAATTGTATCATCTCGCATGCACAATGCTAATTGATTTCCCTCTTCTGTTTTTAATATTAAGGGATTATAAACCTTTTTAAGCACAAAAGCATATGCCTCATTTACGTCAATCTGCATATTTACTCGCTTTCAAATATCAAAGGTTTTGTCTTTGTCCACCGTGTCCAAACCCATAACATTATACCCAAACTTTGATTTAGCTATCTCACGCATTACATTTTCAAATGTAAGTTGATCCAATACATCTGATGCCCAAGATGATTGACACAAAGTTTTAAAGCAAACAGTGTGTCCAACTTCTTTCATAGCTGGCGTTGGTTGTGGATCTTCTCCTGCGTAAATGTGATTGAGATTGAATGTGTTGTGTTGGAAACCCGGAACTCCTTCACAACCACAACATACCAACGAATCTCCCATCCAACGCAAACGATTTTCACCACAGAAAAACTTAAGATTCAACTCATGGGCTCTATCACGGATTTGTTCAAAGTGATGTTGCAGAATATTTAAGGGATAAACAAAGTCGGCTCCAACCTGTATTGTCCCAGGCTGTTTTCCATCATAAAACTTCATACCTTCAACCACAACACCATATGCTCCAGCATTTTGAACTTGAGGAATAGTAATCGTTAATACTTTTTCAAGTTCGGTAATCATATACGGCTGAATACGAACAATAACTCTTTTTGATACTTTTGCAAGTTTACCAATAATTTCCACACGTTCTTTAAATGGAGGAGCTCCAGCATCCAAAACATCATATGATGGAGAAACTAACGACACTTGCATAACTGCATTACATTGTGAAATCAAATCAAGATATTCAGGTTTTGCAACAATCCTTCCTTTTGTGGAAGCAAGAAATGGGTGTTGACTTTCAGCTAAAATCTTTAGAGCTTCAAATGAAATCTTATACTTATCTTCACACGGTTGAAAAGGATCTGACATCCCTCCTATGTGAATCGGGAATTTCCAATCCTTATCAATCCAAGATAGTTCGCCTTTTCTCTCGCCTGCAATAAAATTTCGAAGTGCTGTTAAACTATCACCTTTTTCAATATCCACATCTTGCCCAATTCGATCATCTAATTTGCGACGAGTAAAGCAATATTGGCAAGAATGTGTACATCCCTTATATGGATCCCATCTTACAGGCACAGAACACAGCACGACTTGGCTTCCACATCTCACGATTTATCCTTTCGCTTGAACTAATTTTTCTTTACAATACTCAACAACATGAGCAGCCAATTCTGTTTTCCCAAACTTCTTAAAATAATTATTAACAATTTCAAAATCTTCGATATTCCAAGTCAAACTCGCCGACATGTAAATCTGAGCACCAACGTTCTCAGCAGCCTTTAATACAGCTTCTTTAATACTATTATTTTGGATTTTACACCAAAGTGGAGGTTTAAATGTGAACATTCCTTTTTCTCCTTTTAATAAGAACTTTTAGGGAATCGGGATCATGAATACTAGGCCCCATTATCCATGTGAATGGTCCTAAACAAGCTACGATAAATCCCATCATTAAATCACTTGTTCGGAGGTCAAAGTCCGAAGTCCACCAATATACAAATCCAATAAATCCAACTATCCACCACAAAATAAGACCCAGCGTTATTAATAGTACCATTTCTCAATCTCCAAAATCATAGTCAGCCCAATAGATATCACTGTGTAGCTGATCAACAACTCGATTAATAATTTCCCCAACGACTTTAATTTGTTCTTCAGTTAAATTTGCTTCTTTAAGTTTCACATCAATGTCGGCCCAAGTCATTGCATTCTCCTTAACAAGAGAGGACACCGCTGTTCTTTAAGCAGATTTAAAACGGTTCATTATCTCCTCAAGTGTTTTGTCAGGATGCATCCACAGCAGAAAATCCTTTAAACAATACTGACACAAATCAATTGAAATTTCCAAGTCATCATACCAACTATCATATCCACCAATTGTTGACGCGAAAAGACCTTCATAATTATAGGCTTGTTTACAAGTTTTCCCACACCTATCACAAATAATATCTTTCAGGACTTCGGTACTTCTTTCAATGATTTCATGCCGTTTCATTGTTCATCCTTTAATTTAATCAAAGTAACTTCTTTCTTTTCTTCTTCTCCCAGCAAAATCCCTTCCACTTGCTCCCATGACATCTTAACAGCATACCCAGCACCACAATTAAGCCTCAACAATGTACCAGGGATGCCGATCGGTTCACCATCAGGACCTTTCATATTGGAAGGCAACGTAATTGGTTCTAACGCTGCAACTTGATCCTTATGGAATCTTACTTGCTTTTCGATCACAGCCAACTGATTTCCCATTTGACGCATTTCAACAACTTGCATTTCTACAAAATTAGGAAGCATGGTTTCTCCAATCATACAAAACTTAGGAATTCAACTTGTAAATTCGAATTAATTCCAAAATGTTTATCTACAAGATGCTTTAACCAAACATCTTTTTCTTCTAATGACATTAATTCATTAACAATGTACACATCAAACACTTTTGCCTTTAATGCTTCACCCCAAGATAATGTTGCGTAAGAATCCAATAAATTGCATCCAGATTCTATCAACAAATCTCTTGTATATTCCGCAACACCATCCAACGCTGTTTCAGATTTGTGTTTATCTGTATCAGCAAATGGAGCTTTCGTTAATCGAATTACTAACCCATTATGTTCTTGAATATACTTTAATTCATTTCGAAATCGAACATCGGGAGTTATAACAATGTCTACAAATAGTTCTTGCAATTTTTTAGCATATGCATTGACCCAACAATCTGAAAACATTTCACGAAACCAATCTGTTCCTACAATTTGTAACATTTGCCTCACAGTTTTATTGCAAGGCAACATTCTATTTTTATTCTCATCAGGCTCCAAGTCTTTGATTGTCCAATTCCACTCCGTAGGAACAAAGCAGTCAATAACTATTTCTTTAAGTTTGTCGGCAAAACAGACAATCTCAGTTTTTGTTGCAAATTTCTCCTGAAGCAATTTACTCAAAGTTGCAGCCGCAGTACTTTTGCCAGATTGTTTCTTTCCTGAGATCCCAATTATCAACATACCTTATCGTCTCCGGCATTTTCTTCTTTCTTTTCTTCCTCAACTTTAGGAGCATACTTCTTGCGAAGATATTCTTTCATATCCAAATAAAACAGATATTTAAGATTCTCTTGAGCCTCTTGCATTTCACGTTGTTTACGACGATTGATTCCCATTAGATTCCTCTTTTAAAGTATTTTGTCCTTTTCTTGCAATATCTTGACCCGGCCAATCTTTACCTTTAAACAGTATGCCCCCACCTGAACCAATTAATCGCTTTAACTTTTTCTTACCACATTTCGGACACAACCTTTTTGGCCCTTCTGTTATCTTTTGATAGATTTCAAATTGACTTCCACAATTAGCACACATATAATCGTAGGTTGGCATTTTTACGAAACCTCAATTCCTCGAATCCGAAATTGGTGCCTTAACCGTATAACACAATCTTGTGCCGTTTTCCTAACCGAATCAATATGCAGATTATAAAGAGCAGCTAATTGTGTATAAGGTATTTCCCACATAAAATGAGCCTTCATAATATTAATTTCGGTTTGTGTGAATATACCTTCTTCAATTAATTTCTTTATATTTTCTTCAACACATTCAAATTCTAAATTCGTGTAAATACCTTTATCGGATTCTTCAGTATCAACCCAATCCATCGAAAGTTCAGGACGAGAAGGAAAATCCTTTTTTATCTCACATTTCATGTAAGCAATGAATTTTGCGATTACAATATCTGGTATTTCATCCGGCTTAATTTTCTTTACACCTGCATACAAACCAACTATTGCCGAATTGTAAACATCCTGTATGTCAGCTTTTTTCAAATGTGGAAGTTTACCAATACAACCCCACGCAACATATAGAGCAAGCTTGTCAACACGCAATAATATTTTGCTAAATGTGTCAACCGATGGCTCTTTTTGATATTGCAAACACAATGATTTAAGTACTTCCTTGTTAAGTTGATCCATATTTGTGGACATAAAATTAATCTTTCATTTCATCCATGGTGTAAACCTCGTATCTTTTTCAATAGTTCATTATACTGAATTGCCTCTTGATTCTTTGGTGGAATTGGGTCTTCTCGCTTGATTTGTATGCCTGCATCTACCCACCAGAGTTTTTCCGCTTCCCTTACTTCTGGCTTCATTTTTCCAAACAATTGATTCATCATCTCAATATCTGGTGGGGTAATACATTCTTTGATTGCTTGTGTTATAGAACCACCAACCGCATCACTAATATCTTTTGACCCCATAAGAACTATTTCGCGGAGATTGCCTGTTTCCAACATTTCAACTTCCACAACTTCAGCAGGATGATCAACCATATTCTTTTCAGGGTCATCTTCAAGATTCTTTAATTCAAAATGCAGATATGGGTGCCACGGTGTGGACCATCGGCCTTCACAAACTAATGTAGCAAAATCCCTATAGTCTTGGGGATTTTTATCCATAGATAGATAGTCACAGGCTATGCCAGCACGTTCGAGAATTTGTTTGGTATCTTCTGTTCCGATTCTTAAATCGAAAGTACATCGATGGATATTAAACTTACAAACTTCTTTAAGATCTAAAATGAACTTACGAATTTTGTGGATCGGAATCTTGTCACCAGGGTGTGCCTTGATACGCATTGCAAAGTCCGTGTGGGTCACAGGGACACGTTCTGTCCTGAATGTACCATCTGCATTTTCAATATTCTTTTTCGTCCACCCTGTAATGCAGGACATGGCTAATCCACTAGCATCCCCATCACCGGAATATGCGTAGTCCTGATGGATAAAGCGAGGAACATTCTTAGGAACTTTAATAGATGTTATGTCAAGAAAATTCATTAAGTCAATGTTATCATTAAGTCCAACCTCAACTGTCATTAATTTAACAGGATTTGGGTCTTTCGTATAACATTTCATTAGCATGGTTTCAGAAGGAAACAATTTGGAAACACGAACATGGGAAACAGATATGCCAGCGATGTCCCGAAGTGAGCAGACCAAATCTTTCTGAAATGGTTCTAAATATTCAATGGGGACATCAATAATTTGAAACCCTTTAGCCTGGAATTCTTTTGCTTCCTCATCTGTATCACAAATCTTTGGAGGATTGTAAATATCCCCAACAGAGACTTTAAACTTCTTTCCACAATAATTCGAAGCTGGTTTTGCTTCCCAAATTGGAATATCAATGATAACAATATTTGGAGAATTTTTATACTTAGCAATAAATGTGTTTAAAAAGCTTAATCTTTCTTGCTTTGATGCAACAAGAAAAAATCTTCCAATTGTCTCACCTTTAACAATAAATCGAGAATCAAGACGTCTACGTGCATTTTCATAGGCTTCAATAACTTTAGCTCGTTGAATATCGGATGCAACAGGAGAATCTACCTCGTCCATCAAAGCCAAAATGATATTTTCACCCTGAGTCCCAAAACCTTGAACAAACGGTGATGCAAATGTATACTTAAACAAATTAAATTCTAACTTCGGTTGAAGCTCTGAGCCTTTCACAATCCCATGTTCACGGAACCAAGACGAACTTAATAGCATGGTTTGAAAGAGTTTGTATCCGGTGCTTTCGGATTGAGATTTTGTTAAATTAAAAAACACAATCGACATCTGCGAACCAGACCCAAGTTTAAAGTATTCCCAAGGGTTTTTCAAACATAGAATTCGACACATTGTATACAACATACCTATAATTGCTGTATACGTTTTTCCTCCCCCAATACAACCCGTAAAGACATATAAAAATTTAGAATCTTCTTGAGCCACCTTCTCCAACACTTGTTGCCAAATTGGATACACTACACTCCCATTATTGGTAATAGTGCCTAAATACTTAGGATCAGCAAGGAATTGCTTAATTGTGGGCGGTCGTTCTTTGTAATTAAGTGAGTATATGTACTCTATATAATTTTCAATTTTGTGATCCATTTGAACTTCCTTTTTCAAACTGTGCTTCCTGCTCTGGAGAATTCATTTTCTCCAATCGATGAAGAACTGCTTCTCTCTCCATTGGGGACATATTTTCCAAATCTTTTCCAACGGAAGCATCAATATTCACTGGCTCAGCCACTTTATCTTTACGCTGATCTACATAGATAAACTGTTGATTCTTTTCAACGATTTTTGGTGCTCCAGTTGTAAATCCCATTTCTTTCGCCATCTTGATAAGATGTGTTGACTCTTCCCGCATTTGCTTCAGAATTTTCATCTTCAATTCTTCAAGATCCAGAAATGAAAGTGTCTTGACATTACAGGTTTCATTGCACGCTAAGCATCGATAGTAGCTGTTACCACCCATTTCAATATGTTCTACCGGAGCACTACAACAAATCGAAGCTTCAGCAATTTCTCGACCATCCCATGTTTGATACATAGCTTCTAATTTAGCTTTACGCTCTAATGATCCTTGCAGTATCTCTTGAGCTAAATTACAGGCAACCCAATAATTAATGTCCTTGGATTGACTCTTTTTGAATTTGTCATAGATTCGCTTGACTTCTTCAATTGATACTTCTCGATTGACAAACTTCGATGCTTCTTCGGCAACTCGCATTAAATTCTTCGGAAACCGAAGAAGTAAGTATCGAACATGTTCCTCATACGTAGTTTTCTGGATGGAATTCATGTCAATCTTTCTTAACAATAGCATGCAAATCTAAGACACCACAAAGCACAACCGCATGCTTCTTACCTCGTTTATCCGGAACTAATGATCTCCAGGGAACCCAATGATCGTAAAACACCAGAGAACCCGGAACTAAGGATGGATCTGTTGGAAACCACCGACCTTCTTTATCGTGGTATCCTGGCCCAATTGCCAACAATATTCCCCAACCTTCGGATACAAATTCTTCGCGAAGATGTTCAGGAATTAAAATGTTACCTCCCTCAACAAATGTTGTTGGCAGAGGTTTAGGATAGATAAAAACTCGATCGGCTGTTGGTTTCCAAGGAAATTGGAGTTTTCCTCGTTTGTTGTGGAATGGTGTTTGCAAATCCATCCTTGGCTCCTCTAATCGTTAAAGTTGCAACCTATTAAGAATGTCAATAGCTCCATTATCAATAGCTTCAAGCTGGTTTCGTATAGCCGAAAGTTGTTGCAATAAAGAACTGCCATGCGACGATTGATCATCTTTCACATTTGGTGCTTGAGAAGTTGGAACATTAGGCTCTTTTACAATTTCTAATCTTGCTGACAATTGCAAAAGGTGATCTTGCAAAATGTGTAACCTTGAAGTTATTTGATTTAATCCATTTTCTATGGGGGAAAGATCCTGTTCACGTTTACAATCACCCACGCATGTTGACCCAAATGTGGTATTTACAGTTACTCTTGGCTCCATTGTTCTATCTCCAATTAAAGTGTTGCCTTAATCTTTGCGACGGTTTCTTTGGTATCAGCTGATTGAGCCGCAGCCAACTTTGCCTTCAATGCTTCTGCTTCACCATTTCCTGTCTTGATGAATGCTTGAACACCCTTTACTAGTTCAATAATCTGACGATCCTTTGCAGTCACTTCACCCTTAACTTCCGATACCACTTGTTCCATTTCCTGTTGAGTAATGTCACCAGGACGCTTCCGCATCAATCCAATCATACCTGTAAGACCACCAAATCCAGCTAATCCAAGACCCATCGACAGCAAGCCAGTTTCGCTAAACAACATCTCTTCCTTCTGCTTAGCAATTTCAAGATTCTTGGCTGCAATATCATGAAGCAGATTATAGTCAAGATTATTCTTTTCTTGAAGCTGTTGCAATGCTAATGTATTGACCTCATAAGCAGCTACAATTGCCCTCGCAAGCTTCTCAGCCTTATGTAAATTAGCATAGCCTTTAAATTCATTTGCGTCAACAACTCCAGCCTTGTCAACGTAGTTGATGGCTTGCTTATTAAGCTCAGCTGGAGTTATATATTCGGACAATGCCACACACCCAATTCCACTAATTGCCATAATTCCCAACAATACATATGCTACGATCTTCATTCTCATTTCTCCTTAAATTTAAACCAATTCTTCTTTTGTGAGAGCATACACAGTACCATCCGATGCCCAAGAAGCCCAACATTTATAATAAATTTTTTGCAACCAAACCCATCTTCCTGAATTCAATTGTACGGGTCTCCAGGCAAACCATTTCTGTGCATACATAAATGGGTTTTTAAGATCTCGTTCTTGATGTGTTTTTCCCCAAATCATTATTAATATCTCCAATAATCTGTATGAAACAATATGAGAACGATCATCAAGGGTCCTAAACATGAACACATAAGACTATACCACAAATTGATTTCATTAAATGATTTCTTCCAATCTAAATACCCGAGAAATCCTCCAACAATCACCCAAAGAAAAACCATCAAATAAATCATTTTATTCTCTCCACAAAACTAATTCCATCTTCTTGTTCAACTTTGTAGCACACATCCGCAGCATCAATAAGATTTTGCTCATGTGTAACCATAATTGTTTGCACTTCCAACAAGGAAGTTAATTCTCGAATCATGTGCTGCAAAAGAGGCAGTCTTGCCTTATCAACATACTTCAAAGGCTCATCAAAGAACATGATTGATGATGTTCTGTCTATTTGAATCGCCCAACAAGTGAAGCGTAAAGCAAAGGATACAACATCAACCACACCACCACCTAATTCTTCTTTTAGCGAAAACTTTTGATTTCCTTTAATCACATAAAAATTGGTTTCCGGTTGATTTCGGACTATTTGATTTTCAATAGTAAATCCATATTCCGAACCAAATACAAATTGCAAAGCATCTGTTACTAATAATTCAATTACTTCTCTTACTTCGGTTTGAGCTAACACACCCACAAGATTAAATACTTCTTGAACCTGTTTAAGTTCGTTTAATTTAGTGTTTAGGTCTTGTACATCACAAGCTAACTCATTAAATTGTTGAGTTAAAACCTCCTGCTTAGCTCTTGTCTTTTGAACATATTCACGATAAAGCTTAAACTTCTGCATTTTTCCCATTACCTAAATAGATTTCAATCTTAGTACCTAATGGAAGTTTTTCACAGGGAAGTACCAAAGGTTGCATTGGCGAAAGATTTGTCTTGTCTTCACCATTTGGTCCAGAGGTAACCCAAAACTTTGTACCAGTTAAACGATGTCGCATTAACACCGCTGATCCATCCGGTTTATTCTTTCTTCGAAATGGATTCCACATTATCAACTCCCTTTGCATTGTTAATAATCTTATCTAATTCAGCATCAATCTCTTGAAGACGTTTTTCATTTTCGGAAACTGTTTCCAACAATCGAGCTAATTCTTTTTCTGCTTCCTCAATAGAATTCAACCCTAAAGCTGATAATTGCTTCATAACTTCTTCCATACGTCCTTGTCGTTTTGCTTCTTGCCGAATCAAATCTTCAAGGATCTTCTGCTTTTGGTTTAGTTGATCAATTATTTGACTCATTGTGTGTCACACTCCAAAAGGATATCATTAATTATTTCTTGCACAGTTGTTGAAACATTCTTTTCTTGGAGCACATCGGAAAGCATAGATTTCCACCCAACTTTAGCAGCTTCCGAATCCTTTAATCTATTAATAAACTGCTCTAGGGATTGTTTGTTCGGAGAACTATCTTCTATTTTCGTTAAATCAAATACTTCTTCAACTGGCTTACAATCCAAAGGAAAATCTTGTATCGTTAAATCAGGAATCGAAACCACACATACTTTCGGTTGCAACCCTTCTCGAACATCATTAAGATTTTTGCGAACTATACATCCAGGATTTAAAATTTTACGACCTTGATATTCATCATAGAACGAATAGTGATAATCTCCACAAAGAATAAGACTGTAATCGGGATTTGCTCTTAAGAATGCTCGAGGATTCTCCAACTCTTGTCCCGGAAACAAGGGACGATTTCCTATCATACGATGTGTGACTAAAATGTTAACTGCTTTTGGATTTTCTACTAAAGGAACATCTTCTCCAAAGGAAGCTCCATAGAAATAAACCGGAGCAGATTGATCTTTTTTCGTATTTACAACGAATTCTCCCAGGATTTGCAACGCATTAGCCGATTCCAAAACAGCTAACGGACTATTAGAAAGTGTTCCTAAATTATGTCCTGATAAATCGTGTTGGCCACTAACACATAACAATCTTTGAGGATAGGATAGCAATAATCGAGTTACTTCCGCAATTACTCGATTTGCGACTGTTGGTGTATCAAAAAAATCACCAACTTGTATAACATATAAGCAGTCCTCTTGGGTAAATATATCGAATGCCTGTTTAAGTTTTCCTAAGATTGTTTCAAAATAACTGTCCTTCCTTCTGGCAGGACTTCGGTTTGTTATATGCAAATCACCCAACACACCTATTTTCACAGTTTATTTCCTAACAAGATTTTCTTTGTCTGTTCAGTCAATTTGCTGCCACAAGATGGACAAGTATCTAACTGTTGCTTTAGGTGTTGAACTTCTTCTTCAACTTGAATCACTTTTTGAACTCCAGAAGCAATGTCTAAATCAAGATCTTTATACACATAAATCAAATCAGATATTTGAACAGCATTTGTAGCTGTTTCATTAAATACCTTTATCTGCTGTGCTTTTTCTTCTAAGCAAACAGTGACTTTTGCAACATCAACATATTTTGATCTTTGAGCAGCTTTATACGATGCAACCATTGCAGAAAGGTTGTTGATTTGAGCAGCCCAATGTTGTATAGTTGCCGTTGTTTGTATGATATCATCAAAATAATTAAACAAAATCGTTTCTTCTGGAAGTTGGACTTGAGCTTCCTTTAAGTTCTTCACATTTTCTAAACAAGAATCAATTGCAACTTTTTGTTGTGTGGCTTCATTTACTTTCTTTTCCACCAATGTGGCTTCGGCTATTAATTCCACGATTCGATCCATCGGAAGGGAAATCTTCTTTGATTCCAATTCCTTAATTTGAGCCACTAACTCACTAAGATCCACAATTGATTGACTATCGTCAGCAATAAAATCTTGAAGATGTGTTGCTGTGTCTAACAATTCTTCAAGCTTAGATAACGGAATTTGCTGGATGGTATCCAACTCTTCTTTCAGTACATCTAATGATTCCTGCTTCTCGACGATTCGTGAATTAACAGTACGAATCCGTTTAGCTGTTATCTCAACAGCCTTATCTAATTTCTGCAAACCAGTAATATTTCTTAGGTACTCTGAAATACTACCAGGAGAATCAAAAACTAAAAACGATGGACTAAATTGCCCCTGCAAGTTAATATCAGACAAATTCAAAGCATTTGTAACTTCTGGCGGTGGAGATTGTCCAAAAGCTGTGAATTCTCCTTGAAAATTTGGAGCATTTAATTCATAGTAATTCTTAGATTTACCACGAGAACGAATAACTTGTACTTTACCTTTAGTCCCATCAAAGATCAAATCAACTAACGCATCCGATTGTCCTTTACGAATGAAACTTTCACCTAAAGGACGATTGTTTAAAACCCAATTAATTGCTCGGATGCAGGCTGACTTCCCAGCATTGGATTCCCCAACAATCACATTTACTCCAGGAGAAAACTCCATAAAGGTATCTTGATGTGATTGAAAATCTTTAATTCGAATCGATTTTAACATTACCAAATCTTCTCAATAAATGGACGATCTAATAAATTCACAGGATATGTTTTTGTGACTCGATTAAATACTCTGATTTGATGCTCGGGAAGATCTTTAAGTTGAAGTTTTCCTAAACGTAATAACATTTCTGTTCGTAGCAAAGATGCCAGGAAATATGCATCAGCAACATCTGTACCGGGACCAGCTAATTCTGTTTTCTTACCCTTTTTTGATGACTTTACATATACATCTAATCCAGTTTCTTTCTTAAATTGATTATATATCGTTTCTTTTGAGGCATGTCCATTTCCTACAGCAAACAATTTTACACTATCTGGATCGTGAACCCGGATAGCTGCTCCTCCCAATAAAAGTTGGGTTTTCAAATAACCTGTTAATTCTGCAATCTCATATTGGCGTGGTGAATCAGAAGCATATCCATATCCTTCAATTGATACCATCAATATCGTATTTGCACAGTTATAAATATCATAGAGTCTTCTAAGCAAACCTACAATATAAATCATGCGATCAAAATGCTCTGAAGAATCACATCTCGCAGAAGGAATTTGATGATGCACTGAATGATGTTTGTCAACTTCAACATCCTTTTTAACATCTGTCATATAATAATAGTCTAAAACTTTGCCTTCTTCATCAAGAAGGCATGATCCAAAATGATTTAATGACAAATCAATTCCCAAAAATTTCATTACCACACTCTCGGCTTTCTATCTTCGGTTTCGTATTGTCGTTCCCAAACCTTAGCCACAACACGCTTCAATTGTTCCTCTCGTGCCTGATCTTCAATAACAGGGACCCAATCCATGATTCGCTTATTACAGGCATTTTCCTTAGGATCAACAATTATTTCCCCATCACAATCTTTAGTTGTGCATTTCTCATCAGTTATATCCAACAAAGCCCCACATTTCTTACAAACGGGAATGAAAACTTTGGTTGTTAATTTATACAAATCATCTTTAGATGTTTCTTTTTGTGTATCAGCCAAGAAGGAAAGTGAAGAAGTAATATCATCCAAACCATAATCAAACAGAATTTTGAAGTGTCCTTTTCTAAATGGGGGACCTATCTTATTTTTCTCGACCTGATATTTTACCCAAATACCAATCTCTTTATCATTCGAATTAGTTACTTTCTTATCATGTTTCAAATATAAACGTACTGAAGAATAAAATTCTAATCCTCGACCACCCGTTGTAACTTCGCTGGCATATGGAGAATTCACATTATCTCGCGTTTGATCAATACAAAATAATGTTACATCCTTATCAACCATGTCCTTAATATATTTTCGCAACCCCAAACCAATTTGTTTGGCTCGATATGCTCCAAATCCTTGCTTAGACATTTCTGTTTTGAGTTCAAATGCAGCTGGTAAAGCAGTGATGGTGTCCACCACAACAATTTTAGGTTTACGAGTCCGTATTTTCAAAATTCCACTCAAATAAGTATCAAAAAATTCCTCAATACTTCCAGGTTGTTCTAATGTCTTCATATCTTTGTTATAGGAATATCCATAGAAGAAATCAGCGTGGGTGCAATCAAGCCCATACATTTTTGCAAATTGAGGATCAAATGTATACTCAATATCTGCTAAAAATGCTTGCTTACCGGATCGTAATGCATAGCCTAAAACGGTACTCGCCAAAACTGATTTAGCTGTGCTGGCCCCACCATATACGTGAAAGATCCGGCCCACCGGAATTCCACCAGGTAATTGGTTTGAAATTGCTAAGTCTAAAACAGTTGCTCCAGTAGAACACCAATCTTTCACTTCAGGAAAGTCATCAAATTCACAGGCTGCAGCAGTTTCTTGGATTTCTTTTCCCAATTCTTCGGTCTTTTTACTCATTTAATTCCTCACCTTGAGTTTCTTCTTGCCTTTGAGCAGCATTCTTTCGACGCAATTCAACAATATCTTGTTCACCAACAGTTGACATAACTTTTCTCTCAGGAGTCAAATCCTGTTTAGTTGAATAATACTCATGAACAAATAACGAAACAGCATCCTTTACCATTGATTTCCGTTGCTCAGCAGCCGCCAACAAAACACTTGCACAATCCGCTAAGTATTGAGTATCAAGATAGAATTTAGAAGCTTTTTGATATTCCGGATGAATTACCACTGCATCTTCAATGGCATCAATAGTAACTTTAGAGATGCCAAATGATCCAGGATTTTTTCTAGCTTTGTCTCGCAAGTCAGCGGCAACAAAATCTGCTCGATCCTTTGCTTGACGAGCCTCATGCTTCAGTTGGGAAACAAAATCCCCCACTTCTGCATAAAATGCAGCTTGGTAGACACATTCTTCATCTAAACGTTCACGAGAAATGGGCATCCTTGCCCGGATTGACTCCAATTTTTCTCTAATTTCATTGTCCATTTGCCATTCCTCTTAATTGATTAATCCGATTGCGAACTGCTTCCTGAGAACTAACAGCCGTACCACTCGCCGCAGCTTGTGGCTGAGGATCTGCTGTTCCTCGTGCTCGAGTTGGTGGATCTTGAACTGTTTGTGCCACAGGAACAGGTTGCTGAACCGGAGCAGGTTGTTCGGCCCCACCACGTGTTCTGGTGGGAGGATCTTGAACAACACTTTCTTGAGGATTTTCCATTTGGGGATTTGAAGAAGGATCGGCAAATCCCATAGCTGTCACCAATTGTTCGTATGTCGGATACATGATAAACTCCTCAAAGTCATCAGGAGCATTATTATACCATTCCTGAGGAGGAGGAGAATTATCCATCAGCTTAAATCCTTCATACTTAGTTGTCATTCCCTTACCAACTCTCTCAAACTCAATATCCTTACCTGTTAACGGATCACTAACATCAATGAAATCACCTGTCCGACGATCCTTCGACAACGAAATAACATTGTCCTTTACCGAAACTGGAGAATCAAACCAATGCAATCCCAGCTTTTCAGTCTCAGCATCCTGAACATTGTAGATGAAGAAGAAATATCTCCTCGAAGGCCACAATTCTTTCAGACGATCATCATTTGCATTCTGAGCTCGAATGGTATCAGCGTACTCACAGATCGGACAACGCTGATTCAACATCCTCTTCGGACAAACAAACGTACGACCATCTGGCCCAATGCCTGTATGAATAAAAATTTCCTTCCCATAGAATGGAAGCTTATCTGCAGGATACTTCGAAAATTTTGGTGAAATAATACGGATAAAATTCGTATCCTGCATCTTGTATGGGGGAATACCTGCACGTTCCAACGCACGTACATCTACATAATCATACTTTCCTGAGTTACCTTCTTTCGTTTTACGATGTTCATTCGCAATTGCGTCCATCCGACTCATATTTTATTCCTCCAAAAACTTAATGGATTATGTTACCGTTGATTATTATACTGTGCTCCCAAAAATAGCTTTGCAGAAAAGTGAACCTAATGTTGCCTTGCCTCCATAAAAAACATTAAACGAAAATATCTGGATTAGATTCGACAGATCTTCTGCTTCATTGAGATTGTCGGCTGTTACCAGTTTCTTATACAGATACCCTAAGATGGCTTTGCGGATGTTTTCAGGTTCTCCATCCAAAGCATCAAATTTCTGCAATATCAATTGCCATTTTTGTTTTCGAACATCCGGAGCAGCATACATTAATTTACAAAGTTCAATAATTTCAACATCCTTTTCTGTGCCCTTCAGAAGCAAATTGATTGCGTCATCCAGATTATCAACTTCCATAACTGTTTCTAATGCAACAATTGCTGCTCTTGGTGAACCTTCAGATGTGACCGCTACAGCATCAAGAATTTCAGGTTTAACTTCAATACCTGCCTTCTTAACAACATTATCCAACAATTGACGAATCTTACCTTCGGACAAAGATGCCATTTCAAATTTAGTACATCGATTACGAATTGTAGGAATGATATTCTTTGGTTCGGTTGTGCAGAAAATAAAATAGCAATCCCGAGGATGATCTTCTAAAATCTTTAACAAACATTCTTGAGCAGAGGCAGTGAGTTGGTGAGACTCGTCAAAAATATACACTTTTGCATTACCATCAATAGTTGATTTTTGAGCATTTACCGTAATTTCTCGGATATTATCAATACCTCTTGTATTAGCCGCATTCAGTTCAAAAACACTGTTTTCTGAAGCACCAAATTCTCGAGCTAGAATCCTAGCAACAGTTGTTTTTCCACATCCAGAACTTCCAGAAATAAGAATAGCGTGAGGATGCTCTTCAGATTTTAACATCTTCTCCATTGCTTTGACTGTTGCAGGATTTCCTACAATTTCATCAAGCGTATCAGGACGTACTTTTTGATATAGACTCATTATGTTCCTCTCTTTAAAGTTTCCGGCTTATTCAACAAACCTTCCCAAGTTTTATCTGTTGGGGTAATAACAAGTGATCTACGACGAACTTTGTCAATTTGAAATTCAACATTCCCAATGAAAAACTTCTGTCCTATTACAAATACCGGCATACCCTGCATTGCCTTTTCATCATCTTCCGTTATGATGGGATTAAATTCTCTTGTTTCCACATTCATTTTATTTCTCCAAAGCTTTTAACCAAGACAAATTTACGGGAATGTATGTTGGAGGCTTAACCCACTTACCTGTAGTATCAAAATGGCCTCCTGCTTTCGTCATATTAGATTCATGGACTTGCCGAAAAACTTCATCAAAGGGCAAACCATGTTCCACTGCTGCACCATCAACAACATACTTCAAATCCGCAAGAGCATCAGCAATTTCCACAATATTGCCTTCCGATACAGCTTTGCAATACTCAGAAAATTCTTCTGCTATTAATCTTGCTCTTCGGGCAAAAGCATGTCGATCAATTTGACGTGGGGATTCTCCTATTGGAATCCCCACCATCTGATGGAATTCTTTAACCATTTCAAAAGTAGTCATATTATTCAATCCTCATTTGTAAATCTAATTATACGTTGAACAACCAATTCTATTTCATTTAACTCATGCCCCCAGATAATTAAAGTGTTATATCCTTCCTTTAAAAAATGTTCTTTTCTTTCTTTTTCATGTTCTTCATTTGTTAATCCAGTTTTCTCCTCAGAATGCCAAAAGTCACCAAAAAATTCTATCAATAGAGGTTTTGTTTTATGTACATAATCTGGACAACGACCATTTATTATTAATTTTCCATCACCTACAAAATCCCATTCACCTGGAAATAATTTGTTAAGTAATTTTTTAACAAACTTTTCATACCTATTTGGCATTACTTTATGAGATTTCATCTGTTTTGCTATATATTCCGGATTTTTCCAACTCTTTTTCGCATGTGGCCTATTTTTCTTTCCAATTTGCTTCTTTGATTCTTCAGAAATTTTATGCCTATAAGAAGGATGATTTTCTCCTGACAATTCTTTTCTACTCAATTTACATATTGGGCAATTACAATCTTCTTTATGACCTAATTCTTGAAGAGTTTTTCCTTTCTTAGCTTTACTGACTTTTTCAGCTATCTCAGGATTTTTCATACAATTATTTTCCCCTTGGGACCACAAATGTGGTTTTCCTCTTCTTGACAAACCACTTTTCTTTGCAACCTCAGGATTTCGCATAGGATTATTATTATTCCCAATATACTCTCCACGTTTTGCTTTACATTGCCCACAATTACAATTTTCAGGATGTTTTTCTGCTCGTTTATTTAAACAAAACGTACAAGGGCAATCTTTTTTATGTTCTGAACGAATATGTATGCCTCGTTTTGCTGAACAACTAACACATTTACAATCTTCTTTATGTTCTATAAAATCTCCTCTTTTATTTCTACAAGCAACACACATACAATTTTCTTTATGGATTATATTTCTTAATTGATGATACAGTATGTATTTATTTTCGGAATTTGTAACATGCTCTCCACATCCACATGCACATAAAGGAAGATTTTCTTTATTTTTATTATTCATTTTATTTATTTAATCCATACAAATTTGATGACAAGATGGACAAATACTATAATGTTTTGATATTTCCCCTGCTGTTTTCATTAAACTTGCAGACGAAATCCTAGAAAGCTTATTAGAATGTGAAGAAACAAAAGTAAAATTATTCCACAAATCATATGCCGTCTCTGGACCTTTACCATTATTCGAGGCTACAGCAGCATCAACAATTTCTTTCTGTGTGCGAACAGGAATCCCAAACCTTCGGAACATGCTTGCAAGTGTCTCATCAAGCTTTTCACCAAGCTTTACTTCAGTCAACTTTCGAATCCTGCCGAACTCATTACTTAAAGCGGAAAAAGCAGACTGTGTATGATTCATTACCCAACTTTGCAAATCTGAACCATCATCATTTTTATGCGACCATTGCCCAATATTCTCCGAAACAATTGCCCCATTCGAGCAAATCTGCCTAAAAACATATGGTGTAATTTCGATCTTATGCTCCCCAATAATAGAATTCTGCATGCGAATTCCACCATACAACATATCACCAGGCATCGGTTCAAACTTCTGATCAACCACCACCGAAACCGTTGAATAGTCAAGTCCTGTATAAACTTGATGATAGCCTAATACTCGCTGAATTCCAACACTACGCTCAATACTTTCCATCATCTGCATATTAGAAAAGTATTCTGAACGACTTGCAGAAGCTCCAACAATATTTTCATCCTTAACAAACAAACGAATCTTTCCCTTTGTTCCACCCGAATACCAATAATTGAGATGATGTGATAGAAGCTCCCAAGGACAACGTTTCACATACGATTCCGGAATCCCAACTAGCCGAGCAACATCGGCCAATCCTGACGACAGCATTTCATACTCCTGTGCTGCAAATGCCATGATTGGAGGACCTTCATTTTTCTTCCAGAAATTAGTCTTGCTGTCTGTATCCAAATCAAGATCAACATGTGTGATATTTTCAGTTGTTTCAAGTGTTTTAACGACTGCTTCTTTGTTCATTAATGCTAATTCTGACATATTTAGTCTCCTACTTTTATAAAATCATCCAATAAGATATTCTTTTTTGTTTCGTTTTCTTTAACTACAACATATAGATTATTATCAATCTTCTTTAAAGGTTGTAGATCAAACCAACATGATTTTCCAATTTCCCAGGATACGGTTAATGGAACAATCCCTTGCCATTCAAATCTCTTGGACGTCATAATCTCAGTTACGATTTGAACAACTTCAGCAGCCTCTTGTGGTACGGTATCAATAGTAAGGCTATCGTGAATCTCAAACAATGGTTTAGATCGAAGTTTCCTCTTAGCAAATTCTTTCTCAATTTTTATTATACTGTCCAGCATCAAATGAAACGCTGTTCCCTGGATCGGATAATTACAAATCTTGTTTATGTTCAGAGGACCATAACATCGGAATCCTGACATTCCCTCAATATAACCATTGCAAACGTACTTTTCAGTATTTTGAATTTGCCAAGCCTTAACACCTTGGAATTCTCTCCAGAATTTCTCTTGTACTTCTTTAATGTGTTCTTTTCGAAGCTTGGGGAATTTAGGAGCAATTGTTTCCCAAATAGCCCCATAAAAGGAGGCGAACACAAAGGAGTTCTTCGCATCAAATCGCTGTTCAGAAGTGATATCAGATTCTGGAATTAAATAGATTTCCGAGGACCATCGACGATGAGTATCAACTCCATTAATAATTTGATGAGTTAATTCTGTATCGCGTGAATCCATAGCAATGACTTTAACTTCCAAGGCATCAAAGTCAACTTCCAACAAGATGTTGCCAGGAGAAGCTTTAATAACTCTACGGAATTTCTTGAGCTCTTTATCATGTTTAAAAATATTCTGTATTGAAGGATTGTCGGCAGAAGATCTAAAAGTATCCACCGTATTTAGGTTGAATGTTGGATGCACAAACCAGTTCTTATCTATCAATCCTCTGTAATTCTTAGCTCGTTTCAACAAAGATGTGCATTTACGAAATCGCTGAACCGCATTAACTA